CATATGCTCGTAAGTATATGGAATTATGTGTAAATAAGATTAAGCTTGAAACTCTTCGTAAAAATGTTCAAGATAGTAAATATTATAATTTATCTATTGATCAGCTTGCTATATTAGGGCTCTAAAATTAGTATTATGATTAAAAATGTAATTAGATTTATCTTCGGCTCGATTGAAGATGATGTAAATGAAGTTATAGAATTAGAAAAGTCTATACAATTAAATAAAGAAAAAGCTTTGGAGTTAAGTGAAGAATTTCTTCCTATTATAAGGAAGCTTGAGAATAACTCTAAATTTATGAATATTCTTTGCAAGTCTAAAAATAATGATGATGATAAATATGATTATTTAATTACATTAAGGAATATCGACGATAAGCTTGAAAAAGCTAAATCAGAATACTATATATCCATAGGTGAATTACGTAAGTCAAATCAGGAATTTGATGAAAGAATTGAAAAATTGCTAAAAAAAGATAATGTTGAAAAATTTGTTAGTTTATATAAAAAAAGTGAAAAATTAGAAAAGTCAATAAATATAATTCAGAATAAGTATGATGATGAATTGCTTGATGAAAGCGTATATATAGATGCATGTTTTAATTATTTTGTAAAATCATTAGAAATAAAATTAGAAAAATCACAAAATAAGTCACAACAAGATAAAATTGCTAAAGTGATGCGTGAATTCAAGGCTGGAACTTTACGTTCTAGTTCTGGAGATAAAGTAATTAGTAAAAAGCAAGCTATAGCTATAGCTTTAAGTGAAGCAGGTTTGAGTAAGTCTGATATGAACGATCCTTGTTGGGATGGTTATGAGATGATTGGTATGAAAGTAAAGGATGGCAAAGGGGTTCCTAATTGTGTTAAAAAAGCTGAATTAGACTTGATGTATAAAGTTGCTGATAACGATTGGGATAATTATGAAGTAGAAAAGGCTGAGGAAAAGGATTTTCCTATAAATGGAACTATAAAACAGTCTACTCGTCAGGGTAAAAAAGCAATGGTTTTCATGGATGGTAAGTATTATCATTTTGGAGATTCTAAGATGAAGCATAACTATTCGGATTCTGCAAGAAGAAGCGCAACAGCAAGACACAAGAAAAATTTACAAGGTAGTGATTCAAGAGCTAAAGCATTTAGGGTTTATTGGAAAAAATATTGGGGGAAGGGTGGTAGTGTAAAAAATACCGATACTAGAGTTGAAAAATCAGAAAGTAGTGAACCAACAGAGGCCCAAAAGTATGCAGGGAATTATAAAAAGGAAAAAAGGAAAATCAGAGGATTAATTGTTTCTATTGAAAATCAAAAGGGGTCGATTCGTTCAGGGAAAAGTGAAGATGGAAAAGAGTGGAGTGTTAAAATGAATAATGATTATGGGTATTTTAACAGAACCCAAGGTAAAGATGGTGACCATATTGATGTTTTTCTTTCAAATAATCCAGAAAAAGGGAATATATATATCATTGATCAATTAAATAATAAAGGTAATTTTGATGAGCATAAAGTAATGATGGGATTTAAATCTTCAGAAGATGCTTTGAAAAATTATAAATCAAATTATGAAAAAGGGTTTGATGTAAAATATAGTGGCATAACTGAAGTTAGTGATGAAAGATTAAAAAAATGGCTTGGTGTTGATAATGGAGGTAGAGAAAAGAAAAGAAAGCCTTTTTCAGAGTTGAGAAAATCAGAAGATTTTGAAGTTAATATATTTGATGAATTTGAAAAATCTTTAATTAATATTAAAGAAGCAATAAATGATGGAAGACTACCTAAAGATATACTTGAAAAAGCACGTATAGGTAAATATGTTGATAATGTTCAAAATAGGCGTTTAAATCGTGTTGGTCAACCTTATGGACAGAAAGTTAAAGAAGATGAGACAAAAGGCGAAAAACAAGCTAAAACTGATAATAAAAAGGGGAGTGATGGTAGTTTAGAAGAGCAAGCAAAACAAGCAAGTGGAAGTGCGTTAGAAGCTGCTGCTAAAGAAGCTAATGATCCAGAAGTAAGAATTGCTGCCCATAAAGAATTAGTCCGAAGAGAAAAGGAAGAAAAGGTTCAGGATGAAGATAATAAGACTGATGTTGGTGAAGAGAAGAAAAAGGATATGCCTATAGAAAAGGATGATTTTGGTAAGGAGAGTGAAAGCACTGTTACAGAAAAAGATGATAAACCTAAAGAAAATGATGATATATGGGAAGATGAAGATGTTGAAAAGGAAACAGCTAATAAAAGGGATGATAAATTACAAAAAGAATTGTTAAAACATTATTTTGGGAGTGAATTGGGAGTTAGGGGTGCAGGTTATGCATCTGCTATGAAATATGATAACTTAGGGGTGATTGAATTAAGAATAGCTGATCATTCAGCTAATCCAAATAGGCAAGGTGCTTATCCAGTATCTATTGTAACTCATGAATTTGATCCAACGGAAGATAAATTTATAAGTGCTGTAGGTATGAATGTAAGTGGTATGCCTAAAGAAGATGCTATAAGTAAGATAAATAACAAAATAAAACAACAGTTTGATAAATATGTATCGGATATAGGGAGAATTGATGATACCTTAGAATTAAATGAATTTTTAGAAACAGTAGATAAAGTAGATAATGTAATTGATTTAGGTGATAAAGTTATTGATAGGTTAATTAAAGACAAAACAAAAGGGTTGATATTAAAAGAAATAATGTATAGCATAGAAGATATTAATAATAATTATAATCATTTATATTCTGGAGATTTAGATATTGAGGTAAGGGAAGAGGAAAAGGAAGATATAAAAAAAGATACACCTCTAAAAGATGTTGATATAAAAATTGGAGATATTTTACATCATAAAAATTTGTCAATAAAAGATACTTTTAAAGTTGAAAAGGTATTAGGTGATAAGATTGAATATATAGATAAATTAGGTTATCGTAAAAAGATATTATTATCTATGCTAAAAAAAGATGATTCTGTAAAAAAATCTCTTCAAGAAAAATCTGTAGAAGAGTTAGAAGAAATAGTAAAAAGTGAAAGTGGAGAGTTAAGGTATTTAGCTGTAGAAGAGTTAGATAGAAGACTGGAAGAGTCAAGAAATAAATTATAGCTACTATAGAGTATGATAGAAGGTTTAAAATATCATTTTATATATGTTATAATAAACTTAGTTAACAACAAAGGTTATGTAGAACAATATGTTACAAGTAATATTGATGATGGTTATTTTGAAAATTGTAAATTTAAAAAGTAATGAAAGATATAAATCCAGATTTTAATTTCTTCATGCCTATTGATGTGGGTGATTTGGAAAAAGCAGAAAAAAATAAGGGTGCTTCTAAGTATGATAATATGAAGATTAGAATGATGGCTAGTGACCCGACTGAAGATTCAGACGAAGAGACTTTAGAGCCTAATGGGTATATTTTAGATAGATTTTTGAAATATGGTTTTCTGAATTATGATCATAAGGGGCGTGAAAATCCTAAATATTTTATAGGTGAACCTACAAAAGCAGAAGTTAAAAATAATAAATTTTTTATAGACGGTTTTTTGTATAAAAATAGTCAGGTGGCTAGAGATGTTTATGATACTATGATTATGTTAAAAAAATCTGGTAGTAATAGACACATGGGGGTTAGTATAGAGGGAAAAGCTTTAGAAAGAGACTTACAAAATCCTAAAAGAATTACAAAAGCTTTAATTACGGGTGCAGCAATCACTCTAACACCCAAGAACACAAATACTTACGCAGATATTGTCAAAGGACAATATTCTGAACCTATAGTAAAAAACTATGAATATGATTTAGAAAAATCTACTCAGAGCCCTAACGGAGGAGAGCAGTATTTAGTTGATATAACTAATCATGAAACAGGAATTAGATATACCATAGATAAAGATTTACGTTTAAAAGTTGAAAAAGCAATTAGCACAGAAACTGCTAAACCTTTAATCAAAGAAGATTTAGAACGTAAATTAAAGATTTTACCTTTTGGAACTGTTAATGATGCTATTAAAAACGTAGCTAAACATAAAAAGAAGTTATCAAAATCTATAGTTACTATAATTAGGGATAATATGGATATATATAAAAAATATATGTAAAATTTTTGATTTAATTTTAAATATATTAATTTTATAGAATATTACAATCGTATATACTACACAATCGGTCGACAATTTTCTTTTAAAGAAAAATATGGAATTTGAACAATTAAAAGAAAAATTATCCCCGGAAGATAAAGAACTTGCTCAAAATTTACATGATTTAGATGTTCCTGTAGAGGAGATTGCAAAATCTCTTAATATTGATATTGAGAAAAGTGAATCTGGTAAGCAGGGTGATGATTTAGAAAAATCTATTGATGACCAAATATCAGAAAAAGAACAAGAATTGGAAGATTTAAAGCAAAAAAAGCTTAAAAAATCAATCAATAATGACATAGGCTCTGATAATTTTGGAGAAAAGATTGACGAGATAGTGAAATCTATAAATACTCAATTTGAAACTGTAAATAAAAAAGTGGAAAAAGTTGAGAATATGGGTGTTCTTATTAAGTCTCTAACTGATGTTGTTACTGGATTACGAGAAAGTAATGATCAATTAAAAATTGATAATGATGAGTTGAAGGGCTCAAATGAAGAGTTGAAAAAATCAATTGATGGAAGCTTAGATGTATTAAATAAAATAGCTTCCATGTCGCCTGGTTTAAAATCATTATCAAGTACAGGACATATTCAAAGATTTGAGAAGTCTACAAATGCAGAGGGTAAAGATGTTTTATCAAAATCTGTACATAAAGAAGAAATCTCTGCACGATTGAGTGCTAAGATGGATGACGAAGACTTTTTAAAGAGTTTTGGCAATGATGTTGCTGGCTATGAAATTTCTGGTAAAATGTCTGATAAGCTTGAAAAAGCTATAAAAGATGAATTGGGAGTTGAATTAGTTGACTAACAATCGGTGGTAATCTATATTATTGAATGAAAAATGTTATACAATCAATCAGATAGTTTTAATCAAAATCAAGGTGCGGACCCAGCTAACATGTTTAGTTCCACTAATATTGATGAATTAATAAAGGCAATTAGCGCTGGTCAACAATCAGGTACTGCATTGGATGGTCAGTTAACAACTGGTGCTGCCTTGAAATATGAGAGCTTAGAGGCTGCTCTTAAAAATCTTACTTTCAATAATCAGCATTTTGTATTTTACAATGCGATTATGAAGAAAGCTGCTCATTCTACTAATGAAGAATACAACCAGTTAGTGAGCTATGGTCGTTCTGGAAAATATTCTGTATTAGAGGGTGAATTACCAGAATCAGTAGATACTCAGTATCGTAGAATGTCTGAGTTCGTCAAATATAAAGGTATTGTTGGGCAAGTTACAGATGTAATTCTACAGACTAATAATCAAATTGATGTAATGACTCAAGAGGTTCAAAGTAAAATGACACTTTTGCTTCAATCAATTGAGAATGAAATGCATTATGGTAATCAAAGAGTTGATCCATTACAATTTGATGGTGTGTATGAATTACACAAAAAATCAGTTGGTGCTGATAATGAAGTTTATCAAAGAAGCCCGTTTACTCTAGATATTAGAGGTTCTGTTTTATTGGATTCTCATAATAATGAGCTAGCAAGTAATATTGTAAATCAAGGTTATGGACTTGTTACTGATATTTTTGCCCCTCCACAAGTATTTACTGATTATGTTGATCAAAAATATGAACAAAGACGTATTGTTGATGCTGGTCAAGTTGCTAATGGTGTGTTTGGTCAAAAAGTTACTGAATTTGTAACTCAATTTGGTAGCTTAATGCCAAGACCAACAATTTTTGGTAGGCGTTCAATTGCACGTCAAACAACTGGAGATACTGCTGCTGCACAAGCCCCTAAAGCACCTGCTGCAATTACCCCTGACCCAACTACTCCACTGGCTGCTGTTTCAGATGCTGCTTTAACTAAATTTGGGACTGCATTTGCTGGTGATTATTTTGTTGCTGTTGCTGCTGTTAATCAATATGGAGAAGGACCCTTAACTGCATTAAGTTCAAGTGAAGTTACAGTTACTGCAACTCAATCAATTGATATGAAGTGGTCTATTACTGATAATGCTTATCCAGCAACTGGATATGTTATTTATCGTGGTGAAAAAGATCAATCAACTGTTATCGGTGATACTCCTTTATATCCTGTATTAACAATCACAACTGCAGAATTAGCTGCTGGTTATGATGGTGCTGCTGCAACTTTTGCACGTGATAGAAATTACAATATCCCTAACACTGAGCAAGCGTTTATGTATCAGACTCAAAATGCTGAGATTATGGCAATCAAAGAATTAGGTAAAATGAAGAAACTTGATCTTGCGATCACAAATCCAACTTATCGATTTGCAGTTCTTTATTATCTAACCCAAATTCTTTACCAACCATTTAAGTTAGGTGTTATTAATAATATTGGTAAATCAACAACATAAGAATAATTTATATATAAATAGTGAAAGATGTTAATCCCTTTCACTATTTATTTTTGTTTAATTAAAAAATTTGTATATGGCTCAAGTAACAATACAAACGAGTAAAGAAAGTAGGAAAAATAAAAGCTATATTATTGGTGGTCGTGAAATAAAGTTTGATGAATATCTAATGACTGAAATACCTGAACGGTACCTTGAAGAAGTTTTAACATCTGATTCAACTATATCTTTGGTTGATGAAGGTGATGTTAAGAAATATTCTGAAATGAAAGAGAAGATTCAAAATGATTCTAAAACTCAAGGAATTCCTATTGTTGATGTTAGCGATGAAAATAACAAATTAAAAATTGAAAACGAGCAACTCCAAGAAGCTAATAAGAAGTTGAAAAAAGATAATGATAAATTAGTTGAAGGTTTGCAGAAAGCTAATAAGACTATTGTAGAACTTCAGAAAAAAATAGATTCTGTCATAAAACCTGCTGTTAATGAAGTTCTTGTTGAAGAAAAGTCTATTAATGATATGAAAAAGCATGAACTTTTGGTTAAATGTAAAAAACTTGATTATCCAGAAGATGAGTGGAAGAATCTTACAGTTGATAAATTGAAAGATTATATTAAAGGGAAGCAAGTTTCATCTGAAGAAGATGATTCAATTGAAAATATGAATTTAGAGCAACTTAAAGCTTTATGCATAGAATGTGAATTTCCAATTGAAAATTGGGAAAATTTAGAAGAGGATGATTTAAGAACTTATGTTAAAGGTCAGATTGAAAACTTAGAGCAATAGATGCCAACAATAAATTTTGTTATAAAAAATAGAAAAAATAGAGGGTTAATCTTAAATAGTAGAGAGTTATTAACCCTCTATTTTTATGGAATTGATATAACAAATCAACAAGGTACAGATTTAAGTTCTGTATCAATAGAAACATATATACGTACATCGCAGGAAGAAATTGAAAAATATTTAACTATAAAGCTTAATAAGCAAGTTATAGAGGAACAAAGTGATTACTATAGAGATGAATTTAGAGGCACTGGGTTTTTAAAAACACAATATTTAGTTAATACATCATTAAGATTAGAGGGGTTTATTGGTGATTATAAACAGTTAGAATACCCTCGTGAATGGTTGACTGAAAATAAAGTAAATGGATTAGGAACTACACGTCAAATTCTTGTTGTTCCTAATAGTAATGTTAATACAGTAAGTATAAATGCTGGATTATTTGCTGGTAATGTAATACCACATTTAGGGTTGGTGAATGCTAATAGTATAGGTAGTTATTGGCATAAAAGATATATAACTGGGTTTGGATGTAGTGAATTACCATATGATTTATTAGATTTAGTTGGTAAATGGGCTAGTATTAGGGTGTTTAATCTTCTCGGAGATATCGTATTAGGAGCTGGAATTTCATCTCAATCATTAAGTTTAGATGGTTTAAGTCAAAGTGTTAGTACTACAGCTAGTGCTACTGCTGCTGGATATTCAGCTAGGATTATACAATATAGTAAAGAGGTTAAAGATACCCTCTCTAAGCTTAAAGGTATCTATAAAGGTATTTCTCTAACTGCAATTTAATTTGTATATTTGAAGTATGAATTTAAACACTTATATATATAGTTTAGAATACCCTAAAGGTAATATTAGATATATAGGTAAAGCTAATAATCCACAAAGAAGATTTAACGACCATTTAAGCAGTTCTTTGAAAAGGGATAAAATCACTAAAAACAGCAATTGGATTTATAGTTTGTTAATTAAGGGTGAAAAACCAATTATAAATATGATTGACAAGATACCAATTGAAGAATGGCAATTTTGGGAGGTTTATTATATTTCGTTATATAAAAGTTGGGGTTTTGATTTAAATAATGGCACTTTTGGAGGTGACGGAGTTAATTTTCAAAGTAAAGAAAATAGATTAAAGATTTCTAACGGCGTTAAGGATGCTTATGATTCTGGTAAATTAGCTCCATGGAATAAAGGTAAGGAGGGTGTTTCTGTAGGTTGGAAGAAAGGTAAAAGCAGAAAAAAAGAAGATGGTGAGAAAACGTCTAAAGGATTAAAGGAATACTATAAAACGCATGATGTTTGGAATAAAGGCAAGAAAACATTACACACTCCATGGAATAAAGGTATTAAAATGAGTAAAGAAATAGTAGATAAATCGATAGTTAATAACCCTAATAGAAAAGTTATATTGCAATTTGATATAAATGGTAATTTCATTAAAGAGTGGTTTTCTACTGGGCATATATTTACAAAGTTAGGTTTAAATAAGGGGAACGTGCATAAAGCATGTCGTGGAGATAGTAAGAGTTCTGGCGGTTATTTATGGATATATAAAGATGATTATATATTAAACAATTTTATAATACACAATAGAGTTAATTTATATAAAAATAGGAATAAGGGTAAAGGTGCTGGTAAGAATTTAACGGAATTACATAAAAATAATATTTCTATTGGTAGAAAAAATAGTAATAAATGTAAAGGTTTAGTTGGGAGGTTGAACCCGACATCTAAAAAGGTTGTTCAAGTTGATTGTAATACAGATGAAGTTATAAAAATATACGATAGTATATCTGAAGCTAAAAATATGATTGGTAAAGGTAATATTGGTAGTGTATGTAGAGATGAAAGGCGAACTGCTAATGGGTTTAAATGGAGGTATTAAAATGGTTAAAAACGTAAATTCATTACCATCCCCAAGTCTTATACAAAGACCACGAGTTGATTTTCGTAGTGCTGACTTTGATGCTATAAATTGGACAAAAGGTTTGGATGTGATCATTGAGTCAGCCATTCGGTGTCCATGTAAGTCTAAAGATAATGATCATTTAAGTAATTGTCAAAATTGCTTGGGTGTTGGGTGGGTATTCATTAACAGTACTAGAGATAGGGCTATATTAGCCAGTATTAATTCAGAAACCAAATATAAGGATTGGAGTGAGTTAAAGCGTGGTACAGTTCAAGTAACTTTACAGAATAGAAGTTACTTGTCCTATATGGATCGAATAACTGTTGAAGACTCTCAGGTTATGCAAAGTGAAGTATTAAATCCTATAGTTTTTAATGATAATTATTTTGCTTATACTATATATGATATTGATGCTATTGTTGAAGTATTTCGGTTTATTGCTCCAGATCAAGCTTTACAGTTATTAGAACAAAATACGCATTATACAGTAAGTGGGAACAAAATATTAATAACTGTCACTAATTTTACAAATTTAAGTGCATTAATGGCTTCAGTCATTCATGAAAATGGGCAGTTGGCAACAGTTACTTCTAATGAAAGTTTATATGAATTTGATTCATCAAGTACAGAAGATGATAATGGTGATACAGTTATAAAACCAGGTGATATCGACAATGTTAATCCTGGAAGATGGTTAAAAGTTGAAAATTATACTATAAGTGCAAGGTATTATCATAAATTACAATACCATGTATTGGATACCCCAAGGACTGTGAGGAATAGCTATAAAAAGAATAATTTAGGTAGAGAAGAATTGCAATTATTACCTATTCATGGTGTAGCTAGATTATCACATTATGTAGTTGATGCGTTAAATTTTTCGGGGGACAACATATTCAACAATTCTTACAATGTAGAATAATTAATATTTCCATTGAAGGGAAAAGATGAGTAATTCCGCTAAGATTAGAATTAAAAGACATAATCTAATGTTAGGTAAGACTCATTCGCAAGAAGCTTTAAATAAAATATCTAAAGCTAATAAAGGTAAAATTATTTATGAAAGTACTAAAGAAAAGATGAGAGAAAGAATTGCCTGCCCTTATTGTGAAAAATCTGGAGCTAAAACTATAATGAAAAGATGGTATTTTGATAATTGTAAAAAAATAAAGAATAATGATTCAGCCTATAAATATTGATGTTTCTGCATTTGCACAAATATTTGCTATTCCAGAGCAAGATATAAGGCAATTTACTAGTAATATTATTAGTGAATTAGCAGCAGAATTTGTTCAATATTGGGATAATGCTGCTAATGAATTAAAGTCATCTAGGCAAGAGTATAAAAACTCTATATATGTAGAACAAATAGATGATTTTAACTATATTGTTGGATTGAATGGATTTTTATCTAATGCAATTGAACAAGGTATAGAGGGTTTTGATCAAAAACAATGGTTTGAAAGAAGTGATAAAGTAAAATACAATAAAGATGGTGATTGGTATTTAACAATACCATTTAGATTTGGTACTTCTAATGCTGTTGGAGAAAGTGCTATATTTAGCAACATATTGCCATCTCAGGTATATAAGAAAGCAAAACAGTTAGGAGCTGATGAGGCACTAAGTAAAACAGATTTACCTAAAGAGTTTCAGACAGCAACAACAAGAATGTCAGTTATAACAAAAAGTAAGATGTTTGAAGAATATCAACGTAAACATAGCATTTATGAGGGCATTCAGCGTAAATTAGATGAAAAAGGACGTGGTCAGTATATAAGTTTTAGGAGGGTTGGCGAAAACAGTGATCCTAATAGTTGGATCCACCCAGGATTTGATTCACGAAACTTAGCTGAAAAAGCATTAAGCAATATGGATATTCCATCTACTGTTGATGCTATAGTTAATAAATATATAGATGAATTAGTATGATACAAATACCAGAATTACAACTAAAAGCTTTAATTGATGAGATTCTTAAATTAATAAGGTCTGATTATAATCAAGCGCCATCTGATGATAAATCTCAGACGGTATTGTTTAAAATATTTGGAAATCTTAAATATGGTAAATACAGTTTATTTGATAATGCTGTAAGGTTATTTATTTCATCTAAAGATGATCCAAATGCAATTGACACAAGGCTTTTGTATGATAGGGAGCGGGCTGGTTTACCAACTATTCATGTAACTATACCTGTTGAATCGGGAGGAGTTTCTGATGGAATAGGATTAGATGTTGGATTTAATGAAAATACTCCCATAGGAGAAACACCTACAACTATGTCTGAAACTTACAATAGAACTTATGGCTCCAGATTTAATATAGTTATAACTGGACGTAATACTTATGAAGTTTTAGTGATATTTTATGTATTGAAAATTACTTTATATAATAATATTGAATCACTTGAGTCCAATGGTTTTAGGAATGCTAAAATATATGGTTTAGATTTAAAATTAAATGAACAAATGTTGCCTAATGTTTATTTAAGAATATTAGTTCTTGATTCGTTTTATGAGCTTATTATCCCTCAATTTGGTCAAGTGAATATTTGTAATAGTATAAACTTTAATGGAACAGCTTATGACAATTAAAAAAACAACAGATACTAAGCCTAAAAAGGCTGAAAATAAACCTAATGTAAATTCAAAAGTTGAAAAATTTGCTATTAGGCAAGTATTTTACAGTAATAAGTGCTATGATGAAAATCTTATAAAGATAATGGAAAGAATCTATAAACATCAAAAGAAAACTGAAGAGGAGTGGGTTGAAATCTTAACTAAAAAGAAAATTACTTTTTAATTAAGTGAAATTTTATTAAATTTATCAATTATAAATTGTAAATAAATAAATCGGTAGTTATGGAATTTTATATATATACACATGGCTACACCAGTCAATTTTGAAGGAAGAAGAATTATATTACCAGGAGTTTATTCAGTAGTAAAATCAGGAATAAGAAACCCACCAATATCTTTATCTTATGGTAATGTATTAATTGTAGATACTGGGTCAGGTACAGGTTATGGTGGTGGTTCTGGTATCAATGGTGAACTTGCTGATGGAGCGGATGCTATTTATCCAGTAGATAATATTGATGACTTTAGAATATTAACAAAAGGTGGATATTGGTATACACTTGGTAGACCTTTATTTGAACCACAGCCACAACCAGGCATTAGTGGTGTTAGTATGGTAAACTATGTACGTGCTGCAACTACTGTAGGTGCTAATATGGTATTTGCACCAACTGGACAAGCTGATGCTACTCCATTAGGAACACCCCAAACAGTAACAGCTACTATTAAATGTAGGGATGAGGGCACTATAGGAAATGGGTTATTAGTTAGTAGTGAATTATCTAAGGGTTATGCTTATATTCTAAAGGCAGGCGTAAGAGATACTAGTAAATTCATTTTAGAATTTTATCGTGGTACATTTACAGGTTTAGCTGATGATGGATTTCCTTATGGAGATGTTTCTGAAGCAGACTCAATACCTTTAACGGTTGTTACTTCACGTGAAGTTTCAGATTGGTCTGATTTTATAAATTGGGCTGAGAATGACTCAACTTTTCAAGAATATTTTAGTCTAACTACATCAGGGGATACTAGTGACGGCGTTGTTATTGGAGCTCATGATTTAACTCAATTAGCTACATATCAATTAGCAACCGGAGGTACTGAAACATTTGGTGCTGCCGATTTAACTGCTGCATTAGAAGCTGCTGCTACATTAAGATATAGTTTTATATTGAGTGATAAATATGGAGATGATGCACAAGATACAGTTAATGATTCTTTATTAAATCATGTATTAAGTCCAGATACTTCATTTGAAAAAATGATATTTATTGGTGGAGGTGTTGATGATACTAAATTTACACAAGCAAATGGATCAATACCTGCTGCTGAACATTTTAATAGTGATAGGGTTGTGGTTGTTCATGGTGGTGTAAAGGTAGATTCATCTATAACTCCAACACGTAGTAGAAATTGGGATGCTTTATATAGCGCAGCTCTTGTTTTAGGTAGAATTGCAGGTTTAGAGCCACAAACACCAGGAACATTTAAAACATTGCCTATTCGTGGTTTATTGCATGAGTTAATTAATCAAGAAAAAGAGGTAGGATTACAAGCTGGAGTATTATTGCTACATTTAGATACTCAATTATTAACTCCATCTTATACTATACTTCAGGCTGTTAACACTATACAAAATAACATTAATCAAATTAATGAAGATGGAACAACTCGTGAGGTTTCAATTAGGCGTATAGCTGCTCAATTAAATCTTGAATTAATAATTAATGCTAGTAGGGATTTATTTGGAAATGAAGAGGGTACTAATTTAAATAAATTAACTGACCAAACTGTTATTGATTGGACTGCTGGACAGTTGCAATTTAGAACTGCTACAACAACTGATGATAATTTAATCATTGAGTTTAGAAATATATCGGTAACTACGCAACAAGATGCAAAATTTGTTACGTATGAATTTAAACCAAATAGTCCAATAAATAAGTTTTTCTTAACTGGATTTATGGTTGAATAAAAAATAGGGTAATTATGTCACAACAAACAGTAACAGGACCAATTGCTTTAATTAAAGTAAATGGTATAACAATAGGTAAAATTAGGGACATAAGAGCAACAGAAACATATGCTCGTGGTGAAATACGAGGGATTGGGAATCTTGAAGCTCAAGAAACTCCTATTTTATCTCATTCAGGAACATTTTCGGTTGATTCGTTTTTGGTAAGTTTGAATAGTTCGGGTATAAGAAGGTTATTAAATCGTTCTGTTGTTAGCTTAGAACAATTTGTAAATACTATTTTATTAAATGAAAATGGGATTGATATTTTTATTTATAAAAAGGTTCCAGATACAATTGATGATACTACTGGTTTAGTAACTGGTGTTGGAGAAAAGCCAATTGCAATATTAAGACGCTGTTTTCTTGATAGCGTTTCTTTTAATATTAGTGAGGGGCAAGTTTCAACACATAGCCAAACAGGAAGATTTCTTGATCCAATAGTATTTCCGCAATAATAATTAATTATATAAAATTGTAAAAATGAGTATAGACGAACAAGTAAAAAAGGAAGAGAAAAAGCTTTTAGGGCAAACCAAGGTTATTAAGATTAAGAATGATACATTTACTTTTGATATTGCAAAAGTGAGTGTGACAGACTATTTAACAATTGAAAATGAAAAAATTCGATTGACTGCTGGTAATTATAGTAAATTAGCTATGTCAGTAACAACTAATGCATTTACTGCTGCTAATATTATTGATATGATTGCTATTTTTAGAGTTCTTATGCCTAAAATTGAAGATTGTGTTCCAACAAAGGATTTCACAAAACTTAGTGTTTTTGATCTTAGAGAAATGTTAATAATATATATTAAAGAATTCTCTCCTTGGTATAATGCTTGGATGAAAGAGTTTAATTCACCTTTTATGCCTGAAGAGGATAATAAGGGTGAAAAGGATGGAGAGTAGTTTAAGAATTGATATAATCGATTGGAATAATAGATTTCCTTTGGACAGGTGGTACAGGAAAAAATACAACATTCCTTATTTATCAGATGTCCATAGGAAATCTACTTTTTTTAACCAGCTTTTCGAATATATTGAAGATAAAGTGTATGAAGAACATTTTAAAAAGGTTAAGAAAGAAAAAGAAAATCCAAAAGTAGATACTTATCAACCAATGAGTGATAATTGGTGGATAGGTAAATCTGCAACTAAAGAAGAAGTCAATGATTGGTTTGATCAACCTATAGAATAAATTATATGCCAATAGATGAAAAACAGATAAGGTTTAGTGCTTCAGAAAATGTAACCCCTTTAATGAAGCGTTTACGACAAGAATCTGAACAACTTGGTAGAGATTTGATTCGTGATGCACGTGCTTATACTACATCTGGTAAAGAAGCTTTAAGGTTTATTGAGGATCAAATACGTGCTATTGAGCGTAGAGGTAGGGCAGATAAAGAAAGCAGAGTTGCAGAGTTAGATATTGCAAGAGAAAGGGGTGGTATTGATCCTAGTGTATATAAACAAAGAGTGTCTGATATAACTGCTGATGCGAGAACAGATCAACAGCAAGTTTTATTATTACGTGAACTGATAGATACCGTCAAGAATACTTCACGTAGAGAAATAATTGAAGATCGTAAAAATATTGAAAAGCAGATAAAATCTGATAAATCACTTGAACAGTTAGGTATAACGGGCGATGAGCTAGAGGCTTTAAAAAAGACTTTACAAAGGGCTGAAATTGGTGACATAAAGGAAAAAGAAGTAGCTGAAAAAGAAAGGTTTAGGTATGGTAAGGTTCTTGAAAGAGGTTCGGGGGTATTAGGAGGTGTAGCAGGGAGCAGAAATCAATTTTACGCTTTAGCTGCTGGATTGGCGCTTATTCCTGTTGTTGGTCAAGCTGCAAGTGGATTGGCTACTCGTGCTTTAGGTGCTGCTGAAAATTATCAGGCTGGATTAGCTGGCGTAAGTCAATTAACAGGAAGAAGGCAGTCAGAGTTTTATGGTGCTGGTGGTGATTTAACAAATATAGGTTATACGAAAGCTGATTTTCTAACTTTAAATAGAAGAGCATCAATAGCAAGAGGTTCATTTAGAGAATCATTTCAAGCTGCTCGTGATGTTGCATTTCTTGAAAGAGGGACAGGATTTGGTCAAGATATATTTTTAGAGCAAGAAAGATTGACTCGTGCTGGTGGTGCAGGCTCTTTAGCTGGAACTCAAAGGCTTACTAGAGGATTACAGGCTATTGGAGCAGTTCAAGGTCAAGACATAAGTTTATTAGGTGAATACCTTCCTATTTTAGTTAATTTGCAACAAGAGCAAGTAAAAATAGCTGGCGAAACAAATACTGAAATAGCAACTAAGCTTGTTACAGGTATTGCAAGTTTGGATGAATCATTTAAGAATCCAGATGTATTAAGGGGTGTCTTGCCTAGTGTAGTTCAAGGAGCAAGAGCAGCAGTAACTCCGCAATTTGAAGCTTTACAATTTAGAGCTTTAAGTAGAATTAATCCAGGGGCTAGTTTGTTAGATTTAGAAGAGATGAGGGAGAACCCAACTTTACAATATATTGAAGCGTTATTTGAACAGTTGCGTGGAGTTAGTCCTAATGATGAAGTATTCGCACGTAATATTAGAGGTGGTTTTGGATTGTCAACATCTCAAGCACGCAGGGCTGCTGCTGGCTTTACTCGTGGTGGTTTTGATTTAGGTCAATTTGCTATTGAAACTGGTATGGCTGATGTACAAATTCGTGGAGGAGTTAATTTTGGTACAGGTGATTTAAGAGCATCTACTGCTAAATTTACTGAAAAATTTGAAACAGTTGGACAAGCTTTAACTGATGCTATTCAATCAATGGTTGGTGTTGGTGGTGATTTAAAAGAGGGTATGATTAAAGTTGTTGATAGTATAACAGAAGCTCGTAAACAACAAATGGAAGTTGTTGAAGAATTAAGCAAAAGTAGTAGGTTTATAGATAGATTAAATGCTACATTAATACAATCAAGACCAGTTGGTTTTGGACCAGGAAAATAAGGTATGTTAGGAGAATTTGAAATATATATACATAATGAACCGAGTATAAAAACTATAACAGATTTTTTAAGAAGGCGTGATAGTATTGCAAGTTCATTTTCAGATAGTAAAACTGAATTTTTAAATTATGATGGGGGGACTGGTATAAGTAATCTTGATCGTATATATGAAAAATACACTGCTGAAGAGCAAGAAGAAAATCCTAGAAGTACATCTATTGAATTATTGAAACCTAACACAGAACTTTTTATACCTAAAACTCAATTAAATAAAGAAGTTTTGTCTATAACAGGTAAAGATCAATTTTTGGAACAAGGGGATTTTCAGTCATTTTATGGAGAATCATTAATTCAGTTATTAAGTGATCCATTATACCGTCAAACTATAAAATATAGGTATGGTGAGAATAACACTTTAACTACTATATTTCCACATGCATCAGTTTGGATTTATGTGGGAAGTTTAGATGTAATATTAAATGTAACTCCTTTTATAAATAATTTAAGTATTAATAATTCAAAACAGAGTGGGGGTAATTTCAGGTTCGCTTTACCATCTATTGTATCAATTGATGAGCAGGATTTATATTTATTTGATAATGATCAATTTTATAGTAATAATCATTTATTAAATAACACTATAGGTGAATTTATTGATGAAAATAATGAGTTTTATTTTCATAGAGTTTTACAGGCTAATGATATTGTATTTATAAAATTTGAAAGGCTAGACATAGAACCTGATGGGCAATTAGGTATAGAATCTTTTGTGTTAGAAAAATCTGTATTAGCAAAGCAGTTTTATGACATGATTGGATTTATAGATAGCAATGAAAGATCGATCACTTATGGTAATAATGATGTAAGTATAAATATATCTGGAAGAAATTATATGAAATTGTTAATTGATGATGGTAGTTATTTTTTTCCTTTATTGTATGTTGAGGGTAGTGAAGATACATTTGTGAATGTTCAAGATGACGATAAATTATTACAAAGAACTTTTATATCAGGCGCTTATGATTCAATATATGCATTTTCGTTAAGAAGTATTACGTCTACTGTTCAGTTTATATTAAATCAGTTAGCAAATTTAGGTATTGTTGATAATGATGTGGACTTATTTAGTTCATATGGGAATCGAAGAACTAAAGTATATAGGTTGGATAATGAGGGTCGAGAATTACGAGAAGGTTTACATAATGGAGTTTGGCAGATAAATAAATTATTGGTAGACTCAAATGTTGCTGATAGGCGTGTTGCTGATCCAAGTATAAGTCAACCAGATGGAAGTTTAATAAATCAGTTTCAAAAGTTATGCCAAGAACCATATGTTGAATTTTTTATAGATAATTATGGTGATTTTAATTGTATGGTAATAAGACAACCACCCCATACAAGAAATCAAATAGTTTCATTTTTAGATGGAACTGCATCTATCGAAAATGACGTTTTAGGTGAAGATGAAGAATTAATAATTCAAACCGACAATCAGGAAAAAATTGAGACAGATTATGTTATAACAATTAATCCAGATGATATAATAAATGAAACTTTACAATGGGAGTCTAACCAGATATATAGTTGGTATGAAATAAAACCTCAAGGTGGTTTTATTGGGCAAGCTAATAATATGTCATTGGCATATATTCCGATAGTATACTTTCCTCAATATGCAAATAAATGGGGATGTAGGAGGTTGAGTACAGTTACAAATTATATAAGCTATCAAGCTTTAACTGGTAAAAATACAGAGGTTAATCGTGATTTATTAAAAGAAGCTATTATAAATGATTATAAATATCTTTTAGATAGTCATATTTATTTACCATTTACGCGCAATGGTAGTATAACTATGAATGGTGATAGAAGAATCAAAATAGGTACATGGATACGTCATGGAGGAACTGGTGAGATATTTTACGTTGATTCGGTGGCTAATGACTTTTCTATTAATGGCAGAAGTATTGATAGAACAACAACAATACAAGTAAGCAGGGGTATGGTTGAAAGATATACTCGTGGAAATATAACTTATTTTGATATAGCAGATACTGAAACTATACGGGATGTTTTAATTGAAAGATTAACTACTGGAAGTATTACTCAAAGTCAACCAAAAGTTAATGTAAAAAGTAATTTCGGTGTAAATCAAGAAATATTTGATTTTTTTTATCAAAGACAACAATTTGTATAATTATGCTAAATCCAGTACAAACAAATCCAGTCGGGAATAGCAGATATTCAAATGGAACTTGTTATGTGATAATTCCAGAAGATGTAAATAGGGATAGTTACATAGTTAATTGTTATAGAAGAGGCCGTATAAGTGTTCAATTTGAAGATGGTAGTTTTATGCCAGATGTACCTATTGGATTTAATGTATTAAAAGAAATTGATTTTCCTTTAGAAAATAGGCAATTAGGCAGTCAGCTTATTTATGTAACTGAGCCTATACATAATCAACCAATAATAATAGATCGTATTCTTAAAGATGATGAATCTACTAATTTAATAGAAAATGAATTTAAGTTTCAAAAGTATACAGACACTGGTTCGGTTTCAATTTCTGGGGTTGCAAAAGATGGTAATTTATTTATAAGGGTTGATGGAAGAAGTTCTGATGGTGGTAAAATTTATGTTGATGTAGGTAATCCAGATAATGCTGGTGAAATTATAGTTAATATAAAAGGTGATTTAAGGTCAGAATTACAAAATATGATATTAAATATTCTACAAGAACTAAATATAACATCGAAAGGTGATATTAATGTATTGTCAGAAGGAGATATTAATATAAATCCAACTGAAGATGGTAAAAAGGTTAATTTAGGGACTGGGGGTCAGCCTATATTATTAGGAGATGATACGGAAAGTGTATTAAATGATATTCAAAGTATTTTGGATAGTTTGAATACTGCTTTAGATACATTCACTACAGCAACAGGTGCTGCAATAGTTGAGCCAACTTTAGCACCAGCATCTGCAGCTCTTAAAGTAAGTTTAGGTACAATAGCGGTATTAATTTCACAGTTGATAAATGCAATATCACTAATAAAATCTAAAAAATCTTTTGCTGAATAACGCTTTTAAATGTTTGGTGAATTTATTATTTTTATAAAAAATTAGTATATGGCTTTAGATAGTGCTCGTGTTAGATATAGTGATCAACTTAATGCAATTGGAACTGCTGCATTAAATGCTTTATTCCCGAATGACTTTGAGGTATATCTATTAGCTTTTGAGCTAGTTGATTCACTTGATAATACAATTGAATTTTTTGCCTTTCCTATTATGCCAAATAGTTTATCTATAGCAGAGCCTGAAATTACTAATATAAAGAAAGTAAATAGGGGAGTTACAAGTTTAAAAACTGAATCATTTATACCAAAGGATATAAATCTTTCGGGTAATTTTGGAAGAAATTTTCGAATAATAATAAGAGATCAAGTTGTTGATTTTAATAGTTTTAGAGGTGCTTTAGGATTATTGCAAGGGGATTTTCAAGGACCAACAATTAAAACAGGTTTTGGAAGCATGAAGGTACTTCAGAGATTATTAGAGGGCTCCAAAGTTTTAGATCAAAGAGGTGAGCCGACAAGGCTTTATATGTATAATTTTGCATTTAGTGAAAATTATGTTGTTGAAGTGATGGATAAAACATTTTCTCAATCCAAGGAGTCTAATATAATTTGGAATTACAATATTAATTTAAAAGCTGTAGCTCCAATAATTAATTCAGTTAGAGATAGAAGGTCTTTAATTAGCATATTAACGGCAGGAGCTTTACAAAGAAGTATAAATTCGTTAGCATCTAATATAAATAGTGCTTTACCAGTAATTGCGTAATATGTTTGATGAATTTAGAAATATAACAGGGTTTGACTTAGAAGATTATTTTAGAAGATTTGTAGATTTTGTTAATAATAGATCACAAAATATAATTGATTATTATAGTGGACTTCTTGATAATTTAGATAGAGATTCTTTTGGGGAATTTAAAGCATTATTAGAAGAATCAAGTTTTGTATTAAATTTATTTGATCTTAATAGCGAAAGGTTTCAAACGGTTAATTTTTGGGAATTGATGGAATTTGCAGATGACATTCGTATAAGACTCGAAACTATTGAAAATTTTAGCCGTTTTGCACGCAGTTCTGTACGTAAGGAATCATTTACTAATGATATTGTAGTTGAAGTGTCTACTCGTGATAATGAGACATTGGAGGAATTAGTGTCAAGATTAGGGTCAATTGATAGAGATACTGATTGGATGGATGTTGCAATATCTAATTCTCTTGAACAAGAAGATTACACAACTCAAAATGGTGGAGTTGTATTAAATGTAACGTTTAAAAATAATTCAAGATTTTTTATTCAGGGTGTGGTGGATAATCCAGAGGGAGATAAAATAAAAGGCTTGGATATAGATAAAAAAATACAGTTTGTTGACAATGATTTAAAAATATTAAGTTATGATGAAACATTAATACAAAGTTTAAATATATTAATTAACTTACGTAAAAATGATAATCCAGAATTTCCGCAATATGGTATTGATCCGTCTTTAATTGTTGGAATGAATGTGAAATCGGTTGCATTGCCCTCAGTTGTAAGACAGTTATATCAAACATTTTCGACTGATGATATAGTTCAAAGTTTACAAATTTCTGATACTAATTTTGGGTCTGAAGAAATTAGAATGAGCGTTAACATAAAAGTTAGATCGGGAGAGGAGCAAAAATTGACTTTGAATTTATAAAATGGAAACTAATCTTTTGACAATAGATAGATTGAAAGAGCTTATCACAGAGATATTTTATGATAAGACAGATAGAGTTACTAAGGTTACGGATAATTCAGTTATAAATGCCTTATTTTATGGGACTGCAAAAATTGGGCAAAAAGCTTTAGTAGATATAGCTAATGTGGAGGGTCAATTATTTCCAGAGTTTGCTACTGGCAATTTACTTGATAATATTGCTACTCGCTTAGGTGTTTTGGCTAGGTTTGGTGCGAGTGGATCATCTACTTTTGTAAGATTAGTGGGTGCTCCAGGAACTCAATATTTAGCATCTACAAACGTTTTTGTTAGTACTAGTGGTGTTGTTTTTGAGTTAGCTCAAGATGTAATTTTACCTAATGATGGGTATATATATGCTAATGTTCGTAGTAGAGATATAGGTGCTAGAACAAATGTTAACCCGAATACAATAACAGTTGTTAACCCTATACCTACTGGTCATGATTATGTAATTAATGAATTTCGTGCTATAAATGGAGTTAATACTGAAGATGATCAAAGCTTTAGGCAGCGTATAATAAATTATGTAAATTTATTAAGTGAATCTACGTTAGAAAAAATGAATCAAGTATTTATAAATGCAAATAGTAATGTATTAAGAACAATATATAAAGGAATTGATGAAACTGGTAAAAATAGACTTGGGGTATTAACTCAGGATGGATCACAACTTTCTAATTCAGAATTAGATAACTTATTAACATCAGCACAAAGTTTTATATCTATAAGTGATTTAAGATTAGAGGGTAATAATATAGTTGGTGTTACATTAGAAAACATTGACTTTTACCCTATTGATATTGACTTTAGAGTGGATATAACTCAAAACTTTGATCCTGATTCTTTACGAGTTGAAATACAAACAAAATTTGCAAGATCAGTTGATTATAGGTTTTGGGAGGATTTAGGGGTAGTTCAGTGGGATAATTTATTACAGATTGTTAAAGACACACAAGGCGTAAGAAGTGTCCCAGATAAGAGGTTCTTTCCTCAAAGTGATATTCAAATTCCGCCTGGACAGTTCCCACGATTTAGGGGGTTTATAATGAGGGATTTGGATGGTAACATTTTGGTGGATGCTCAAGGCAATTTAGACCCTGTATTTTTTAGTAATTCAGTAAATGAGGTAAATAACATATTGTAATGGCATTGATATTACAAACAAGCACGGAATTAACTATTGAGGGTAATGATTTTACATTAATATCGTCTTATTCTGGTGAGACTAATCCTAATGTAAAATTTATTTACACTCTGACAATATTAGATCAAAATAGCGCTGCTATTGAAGGTGCTGTTGTAGAGATTGGTGGTATTGAATATATAGCAGATAATAATGGTCAAATTTCTGTTGAATTAATTAGGGGGAATTATATAGCAAATGTGTCTAAAGATGGGTATTTGCCTAGTAGCGATAGTTTTGTAATATTAGATCAAAATGTTAGCAATGGGGTGCAGCTAAATATTATCGGTAGTTTTGATGAAAGTTTTGATGAAAGCTTTGAATAATTAAAAAAATAAGTTATGGCAGTAAAGGGCATTGGAGCCGTAAGGTTAGAAACTCAAACAAATATACAAACAAACACTAATAATGATATTAGTGGGAACGAAGTACAAGAAGCTGTTGTTGATACATTAGATTCATTGGCGCAATCAGTTTGGCAATCTTCACTACCTTATGAAGCTGGGGAGTTGAAGATTTTTGATAACAGTGGGACTAAAGGTGTTTATGAATGTTTGGCAGGAACTGCTCCTGGGGAATCCCCATCTACAACTCCTGCTAAATGGGAATTGATAGGGGGTTCTTCAAGTTCATTAACTTTTGAAAATGGGTTAACCGAAGCTTCTGAGATAGTGAAACTAGGAGGGGTACTGACAGGCGCAACTTTAATAACAACGGACAATAATACTTTTTCAATTTTAAATACATCCAGTTTAGGGCTAATATTGAGTAGCATTAAAAGTGAACTTGGTGGAACAAGTGGGTCTTATATAACTATAGATCATGCAAGTGGAGAAATTATAATAAGCTCTACAAACTATGTAAATATGATTTCTCAAAATAGTGAATTTGTTATTGGGAATGATGGTACAAATGTTAATAAATTTACTGATGGTGATAATGGAGAAGGTATTATATATGCAGCAGATTATTCAGGTAGTTTTGTTGACAGGTCATTAGTTGATAAAGGTTATGTCGATGGATTGGTTTCTAGAACAGGATTAATTCAAGTTGCCAGGGGTGAGGTGTTATTTTCAAATACTACTCAGACAGCAATTGTTACACTTCCTGCCGGGTCTGTAGTTTGGGATATTGGGATAAGTGTAATTACTTCTTTTAATGGGTCTGGTACAGATCAATTGGATGTTGGGTCAGATTTAAATCCTGATCAATTTGTAAATAATAATAATTTAAGTAATCAGGATTTTGGTCTTGCATTATCACCAAATGGGCTCGATGGATATGTAAATATGTCTTTACCGATTAATATATCAGGTTCAACCCAGATAACATTCCGTTACACTGATCAAAATAGTGATGCAACGCAAGGACAGGCTTTTGTGTATATACATTATAGTTTACATTAATATATGGCAATACAATTTAATGATATAACAGCAATAGGGGATGTGTTTGAAATAAGGGCTAATACTCCTATTATTGGTATTCAGTCAGTTGCTGGGTATGCTGATAATGTATTAAATGAAACTGCAGATAGACTTTTTGAACGTGAATTTAGATTTTCTCGTAATGGTATAACATATACTGATTGGTTTGATCTTACTAATGAAAATGTTCAAAATATATTTGCTAATGAATCTGATATATTTGATATACAATATAGATATACAAGGGCGGGCACTAATTCTACTGGATTTTTAACTTTTAATTCAGTTCAGTTAACAGGTGTTATTCAAGAAGTTCAAAATCCAAAAGTTTTTACAGATTTATATTTTAATAAATTTTTTAATTATAATGATGATGCTGTTTTAAGGTGGGCTTTAAATGTATTGGATAAATTATATCAAAGGGGTATAGTTGCAAAATATGTCGAAAGGGGCGAAGATAGTGGTGGTGATGATCAGGATTATATTGCTCTTTTTGGAGCATTAACTCATTTTTTTGCAATTATAGTTAGGTATGCTCGTGAATTTAGAGATTTTACATTAAATGATTTATTATTGCTTGAATATTTAAAACAAAAGAATGTGTTTTTATGTGATAATATAAATTTATCAGGATTACAACATATTTTGTCTAATTTGTATTTGAATTTTTTAGAACGTGGAACTAATCAAATAGTAAAAGAAGCTGGTCAAGATGGACGAGTTGTTGATGGTGAATTATTAAGATTAATTTGTAAAAATGATTTTGATGAATTTTTATTTGGATTAATTGAAAGAGAAAAAACAATTTGGAATGTAAATAATAATTCTCCTCTATATAAAGGCTCTAAAGAAGCTATTAATTTTATAAAAGCATACGAAAACATCCAAGATGTTGATGAATTAAGTAATTTCCCATTAATAAATGATAGCTTTATAACTAAGTTTACAGATGGAAGTAGGGATGTAATAAGAATATTAAATGCTACTGGAACTATTATAAGCGGAATTGGAGATGCAGAAAATCAAGATAAATTAATTTTAGTTGACCCAAGATTAAATTATGAAATTACATTTGAAGTGAAACAAGTCGTTTTGGGAGATTATTTGCATTTGAAGGTGAATTTGTATGATGGTGAAGAAACTTTATTGACAGATTCTCCTATATCTGCTATAGATGGAATTCAGACTAATTTAGCAATAGATACTGAGTCATTAAATAGAAATGATATTTATTATAAAGTAAGAGTATTGTTATTTAGTCAAATAACTGAGTTTGATGCGAAACATGTTTTGGATATAGGTTTCGGAAATCATTTAATACTAAATAATGGCGATGTAAAATACATGTCTGTTGAGTTAGGCTCTAACATTACAAGTGGTGGAGTTCCTGATGGTAATAATGATTTAAGGATTTGGGACTTTAAAGTAAGACCTGCTATTGAAAATTATGCAAATGGTTTTGTAATGATACCTAATATTATTACAGCTTATATAGAGAATAATTCTGAATTTACTAATCAAGTAGTTGAAAATAATATAAAGAGATTTCTACTACCTTATCAAATAGTTTTTAAAAATCAATTTTTAGATGAATTATTCGTACAGGCAGGAACTCCATTACAAATTACAGTGACCGTAATAAATGAAACAGTATTAGGTGTTGAAAATGGCTCTATTACTATAGTAGCTGCAGGGGGTATTGAACCTTATTTATATAGTATAGATGGAGGTGCTACATTTGTAGATACAAATGTATTTAATAATTTAGCTGCTGGGGTTTATGATGTAGTTGTGGAAGATGAAGACGGTACGCAGGTAACCCAACAGGTAACTATAGCTCAAGGTGAAACAAATTTATCATTAGAGGCATTTTCAACTCCTGCAACATCACCTATTGTTGATGATGGAGCGATTACAATAATAGGGTCTGGTGGGCAATCACCATATTTTTATTCAATTGATGGAACAAATTATCAAGTGTCTGGTGAATTTACAAATGTAGCTGCTGGTAATTATACAGCGTATGTTCGTGATACTCTTGGCGATATAAGAAATATTCCTATTACAGTTGTTGCAACTCGTGATAATTTAGTAACTATAAATGTTACTGATGAAAGTAGTAATTTAGAACCTGATGTTGAGGTTAGAATAGTTGATCATGAAGGATTTGAAGAATTTTATGACACTAATGCTAGTGGTCAGGTTCAAGTATATCTTGAAAGTGATACTTATAGTTTTAGATTTAGAAAGTCGGGTTTTCGAACGCAAAGTTTACCTAATATTGGGATAACAAGTGATAGGATTATTAATTTTCAATTAGAATTAACTTATAGTTTAACATTTGAGGTTAGAAACTCAAACAATGACTTATTAGATACATATTCAGTTGAAATGCTTGAAGCTCCAGATGGAGTATCTCTTATAACAATTAGTAAGCCATCAGGATCAAACCCACCAGCTAGATTTCCATTATTTGAAGGTAATTATAGATTTAGAGTAAGTGCTCCTTTGGAGCCAGGAGGTGAGACGTTTGAGGAGATTAATGTTGATTTTACACTAACAGGCTCTACATCTAGTCAAGTATTTAGTCAAGTACTTAGAAGAATACAATTTATAACTCTTGGTGCGGTTGATTCAGTTGATACTAATCAATTGTTATCTAATGTAACAATTAGAGGAAGAAGGTTGGGTGAATTTATATTCTCTCGTACAACTGGCCCAGCGGGAACAGTAACTATGGCACCTGTGTATGAAGCTCTTCCAGGCGATCCGTTGAATGCAAATGTTACGTTTGAATTTAGTAGGTCTGGGTATAATAATAGAAATTTTCAAATATTTTATCCATCTTTAAGCCCAATATTTGTATCAATGACAAGATCATAATAAAAAATTAAATAAAAATGGGAAAATTAAATTTTCAAAACGATTTGTTTTTAGGTCTTCAGGAATTAAATAGAAGAGATAGATTTTTAAGAGAAGGCGGATATATAAGATTATTCCAATCATTAATAAACAATTTTGGAATAGTAAGAGTTGATTCTGATGTTAATTTTGATAATTTTAAAGTGACAAATGGATCAGCCAATGGAACTATTCAAATAGCTCAAGACTCATATGCCATTGATGAAGATATTAATATTATATTTCAAGAAGCAATCAATGATTTCGCTGTTCCAAGTGATAGTAATTGGTATTGGGTTAGAGTATCACATCAGGAAAGTAACATTGAAACTGGTACTGTTAATTTATCTGCTAATGGTAATATTACAGGAACAAACACTAAGTTTACTGAAGTGTTACGTGATCAAAACAATTATCCTGTAAAAATTAATTTCCCTGACTCCACTCAAAATACAGGTGATTATCAAGTGGTTAGTGTGTTAAGTGATACTCAGGCCGTATTGTCAGGTAATTTTGTTGATGAGAACAATCTTGAATATAGAGTTATTGGTAGTTTTACTCCTGGTCAAAGTCCATCTGGTGATAATAGATTGATTTATATTTATGATGATTGTAATTTAGAATTGGTTGAAGAAGCAACTCCTAATACCCCACCAGCTAAGACAGATGGGGGGCAGTTTTATATTGCAAGAGTACAAAATGTTGGTGATCCTTCGGTTACAATACAAGATAAAAGAGCTGAAATATTTAGTGCTTCTGGTGAAATAGTTAATGACTGGGTTCAGCCAACATTAAATTCAGGATTTAATAATGTTGCTAATAGAGAAGTGGAATATCGTAAGGATTATTTAGGTTATGTGGAAATTAGAGGAGCTTTTAATGCAGGAAGCGGAACTTTATTTACATTACCTGAAGAATTTAGGCCATCTTATACAGTTCAAGGAATTTATGGTCAATTAAGTGGAGATGCTACTTTAAAGGTTATAGTAGTTGATACAGATGGTAATGTAGCACCAGGAACAGGTTCAACAAATGCTTATGAATCAACCAATAATGTATTTATTTCATTAAGATATCAAATTAATTAATTATGTTAAGATTTTATTATACAATTATATCAGAAGAAAATACGCCTCAAACCAGACCAGATTTGAGCCTTGGAGGATTTAGAAGTTCAACATTAGTTCCAAATAATAGTTTAGGCAATTTGTTTAGTGATATAAGCTGTTATTCGGTTAGAGAAAATCAAAATGAGTACGTTGCAATAATAATGGTTAATGAAACTGGTGCAGATGTAACTGATGTTATTTTTTATTTTGATTATCCAGAGAATAGACAAAAGGATTTAGAGTTAGCATTTGTAGATTTAAATTCTAACAATGAAATGGAAATTATACCTAATCCTTATTCACAACCATTTACTGCTGTTTTTAATTCTGCTGATGGTGTTGGTAATGCTTTAAATATAGGGGATATATCTGCTAATGGAACTAAAGGTATATGGGTTAAGAGAATACTTAATCTTGATAATATAAATGTAGCTTATAGTGATGATAATCTTGATGAAAACGGGAATCCTCAAGAAGCTGACGAAGATATTGTATTAGTAGTTAGCTGGACATAAATAACTTATAAATACAAAGGTTTTTAATTAAGCCTTTTATTATATATTTTAAAATATATAGTATATATTTATCCATATGACTAAACAAAAATTATATGATATAATAGTAGAATATTATGAGCATATTTATCGTAGAGTTTTAAGGTATAATGATTATGCTTTTATTCCTACTAAAAATCAAAGAAAGCAGATAAATAATTTTATTGATTTATTACATAAAGAGATAGGTATAGAGTCTATTGGTAAAGAATGGGTGTGGAATTATATGATTTATTTATTTAAGGAAAGATCGGATCAGAAAGCTAGATATAAAGACAAAATACCTTTGAATTGGATTATAGGGAAAAAGTCTTATCAATTATATCAAAACAAGAACCCTGAGTGGCTTTATTTTAATGATGTATTTATAAATGATAATAATATATCAAGAAGTCTTTTGATTGAAAAAATGGAGTTAAAAACGAGTAAATATCATGAAGATTTAAGGGCTGAATATTTTAAAAGTGAATATCCTCTTCATTTGTGTTATAATTCGGTTCCATATAGTGGCAAGAGTGTATATTGTATGATGTGTTCATCAAAAAAAGATTGTAAGGAAATTAATGAGTAATATATTTAAGCCATATAAAGGCATTTGTGTAAATTGTGACATAGAAAAATGGATCGTAAATAGTAAAGGTCAGTGTGAAGGTTGTAGGTATAAACAAAATCATGGTGGTAAAAGTAAATTAGAGGTACAAAAGAAGAAAGAAAAGGATAAACCTGTAAAAGTGTATTACTTTAAACGAACTCCTTTAAAATCATCTAAAAAGCCTTTAAAAAGAGTTCCTGTTAAAAGTAGTAATAAAACGCAAGAAAAAAGACAGGAAGTGCTTGATAAGGATAGAGAGACTTACTTTAAAGTGTTTAATTTAAAGCCACATGAATGTGAAGAGTGTAGATTAAATGGAATTTATACACCATTACCAGATACATTTGAAGATGAAAATGGAGATATAGTGATGATTAGTCAGTATTCGCATATATTATCGAAACAATCTCATCCTGAATACAGACATAATTATAAAAATTTTAATAGATTATGCATTGTATGTCATCAAAAATATGAATTCGGAGACAGGTGTAATATGAAAATAATTGAGTTAAATAAAGGAATTATAAATAAATTAAAATTATAGTGACTATAATAAAGAAAATTTATAAAGTATATTTAACTGACGATATATTATATATATTTTTGTCATATGAATCAGTATCTTGAGTCTGCCGCAAGGCGATATAAAAATGAAAAAGGGGTAATTATTAACCCTATAAGTAAATTGGATGCTCAAATAATATGGCAGCTAATGATCATATTAAATAAATTCGGAGCTAAAGTTGTAGTGGAGATTCTGGAAAGTTATAAGTATTTGAAAGATTTTGATATTTTAGATTTATTACAAGAGTGGAATGAGTCTAATACGGATGGAGTAGAAGAAACTAATAACGATGGTGAAAATAAATCTGATCCTGATATTTTTAAAAGGCGTTTTATTGATATGGAGTCTGGTATATTAGAATTGTGGCTTGTTAAAAGTGCTGATATAGATGAAATGTATAATTATAATACTAATGAACAGGAATATAGGATAGTTATAAATAAAGGATTCCCAGAGGGCTCTCCTTATGCTGATAAAGCATATTGTTTTAAAACCCCTGAAGTTAGAGATGAGAGGTATGAGGTTTTATTGGCAAATATGAATAAAGATGTAATAATATTATAATCGGTATAAAAAATGTAAATTTTAAAATGGCTGAAAAAGAAAAAATAATAGAACAAAATTTATCCATGACAGGTATTTTAAAATGGCTTAAAGAAAACTACATAGAAAAGAAAACAGGGGAGCCATTTAATTTAAGAGATATTCAAGGATATATTAAGAGAGAGATTTTACCACCTAATTATGGAGGACATAAGATTAAAAAAATGAACAATAAGTTTAGTAAACTTTATAAATTAGTCGAATAATGGCAAAATACAACAATCGATTTATTGCTTTTGATACCGAAACTGGAGGAATTCCGAATAAAGGGGAATGCAAAGGTAAACAGGCTACTATTGATGTTTCGCTTACAGAAGTTGCTTTTTGTATAATAGATAGTGAGCAATTAGAGATAGTTAAAGAATATTCATGGCTTATTAAGCCATATACAGACGATTTAATTTATACTCTTGGTGCTGAAAAAATATCGGGTATTAGTAAACAATTGTGTGAAGAAAAAGGTTTAGATTTAGAAATTGTCTATAAAAATATTGTGGATGTTTTTAAGGATAATAAGGTAGGTAGCAAAAAGCCTATAATTATTATTCAAAATGCATCATTTGATGTTCCTTTTATGGAAAATTTATTTTTAATTTTTGAGGATAAATTTCATGCTCATATAGATAGTGTTGAAGATACCATGGTTTGGTCTAGAAGAAAATGGCCAGAACTAGGTAAGCATTCATTAGGGGCTATATCTGAAAGATGTGGACTAGATCATACACAAGCCCATAGAGCATTACCCGATACTCGTATAACTGCAGAAATTTGGATTCATTTCATGAAATTGCTTAGAGGTAGTATTGTATCAAACAATCAAGAAGAGCAAAAATTTAGAAAAGGATTTAAATTTTAATGAATATACTTAGTTCTGACAATGGGAATATTCTAAGTGGTTGGAAAAGACCAGAACCATTATCGCAATTAAATTGGATTTATGATAAATTTGATGATGTTGTTGATATGCTGGATGAAAGAAGTCTTTTAGAAATATCTGGAGGCTATAATTCAGATGTTTCTGATTTATTAACTAGAATGAAAAGAAATATTGTTAAGACTTTTTCAGGAGTACCGCAACACATACAAGATAATCAATTTTATAATTTAACAAATTTAACTGCTAATTTACATGAAGCACTTAAGATAATAAATTATAATTATTTTAAGTTAACCATGCTACCTGATTTCTATGTAAGTGAACATAGTGCAGAATGGGGGAATATTGCACAATTATATCCGAGAACATGTATTCTTGCATCCAGACGTTTAGGTAAATGTTTTTCCCCAGAGACTGAAGTGTTAATGTATGATGGCTCTATTAAAGCTATAGAAGATATTAATGTTGGAGATCAAGTTATGGGACCCGACTCTACACCTAGAAATGTTTTAGAAATACATTCTGGTGTGGATGATATGTATGAAATAATGCAATCTAAAACTATCAATTATATTGTAAATTCTAGACATATATTGCATTTTAAAGAAGGTACGTGGGATAATTCTATTAGAAGAAATATAAAGTCTAATTGTAGGATTGTAGAAATGCCAACTAAAGAATTCCATAGAAAAGGTGATTATTGGAAATCTCAAAGATTTGGCTATAGGGTTAATGGTTGGGATTTAAATTCAAAAAAACAGCCTATAGATGCGTATTTTTTAGGCTTATGGATTGGAGGCGGGTCGAAGTATGACCATACTATTACTAATATAGACAAAGAGATTATAGATTATTTAAAGTATTATTCTAAGAGGTTAGGTTTAGGGTTTAGAACTTTAGATAAAGGCAAAGGACATAAAATAACTAATAGTAAGCTAGGAGAAAGAGATTTTATATTATCCTTTTTAAAAAAGGAAGGCTTATTGAAGAATAAGTTTATTCCGTTTAACTATATGAATGGAGATAGACTTCAAAGATTACAATTATTAGCTGGCATTATTGATAGCGATGGTACTATTGCAGGTAGAAGTAAAAAAGCTTATTCTGTATCTCAAAAATATAAACATTTAATAGAGCAAATGCAGCAATTATGTTGGAGTTTAGGTTTTAATGCTAGGATTTGTGAACAAAATAAGAAATTAAACTATAAAAATGGAGAGCGTTATAAGTCGTATGATTTATATATATCTGGTAATGTTTGGGAAATACCTGTAAAAATAAATAGAAAAAAAATAGATAAGTTTGATAGAGTTCAGGATAATAATAAAAGCTCTCTGAAGACTAAAAAAATTGGTAAAGGTTATTATATAGGATTTGAATGTGATGGAGACCATTTATTTTTACTTAAGGATGGTACGGTAGTTCATAACACATATGAATTTTCTAACGCATGGCCTATATGGAAATTATATGGATACACAAAGTCAACTTTATTAAACCCGATTGATAGGAAAACCAAATTAAGAAAACAAGGGCTTATAATTACTAATAAGTTTGAGTTAGGCAGGAAAATTCTTAGTGATATTTCGAAAGAAATTAAAAATAATAATGCTTTACATGAAAGATTAAAACCCGAAAGTAAGAATGATGGGTCTTTGGGCAAAGAATATATAGAAACTAAAAATGGAGGTGAAATACATTTACGTTCTGCATCATCTTCTTCTAGAGGTCTTCACCCAGGGTGGGTTGTAGTTGACGATTATGGTGATAATAATTGGATATATAGCCAACAGCAAAGAGACAAAGCTATTGATTTCTTTTATGGTGATATAATGAAGACTTTAGAGCGTGGAAGTACTATAAATGTTGTAGGGTGTGTTCACCCTGATACTATAATTATAACAAAAAGTGGGTTAAGAAAAATTGGAGATTTATGCCCTATTCCATCATATAAGAATAAAGGATTGTATGATTGTGAAATTGAGCTGTTAGGCAAAGATGGATGGACTAAAAGTAGTCATTATTGGTGTAATGGGTTAACTAAAACTAAAAAAATAATTTTAAAAGGAGGTTATAATTTAGAGTGTAGTTTGATTCACCCATTGTGGAAAATGAATAAAAACGGTATAGCTGATTGGTGTCAAGTTAAAGATTTAAAGATAGGTGATTATGTTGGGATTAAATTAAATCAGGATACTCATGGTAAAGAGATAGATTTAACTGAATATAGAAATAATTATATTTTTAATAAAGGACAGAAGTATTTTAATATACCTAATTTTGTAAATAGAGATTTAGCTTATTTAATTGGATTATATATAGCAGATGGCAATATAGATATTAATGGGGGTAGACTTACTATAGTTAAGAAAAATAAAGGGATAATGGATTTTGTTATGTCCAAGCCGTTAGGTTTAGATTTTAAAATTCATCAAGAGTATAAGATGAGATATAACGGTAAAGGGCTTATAGATTTATTGATACACTTAGGATGTCATCATCATACAGCTATCAATAAGGCTATTCCTAAAAAAATATTTGAGTCCAATAAAGAAACTATAAAATGGTTTTTACAAGGAATGTTTGATGGAGACGGGTGCTGTTATGTATGTAAAAAAAATAATAGTATTCAAATAAATTATAGTAGTATAAGTAAACAATTAATAAATGAACTTCAAAATATATTAATGCTTTTTGGTGTATTTTCTGGAGTAAGAAAAAGAAATCCAGCAGTATCTAAGTTGGTTAAGGGTAGACATAACCTTTATTCATTAACTATAACAGGTTATGATTCTAAAGTTTTTTTAAATAAAATAGGCTTTAGGTTTAGTGGAAAATCAGATAAAGTTAATAGTAATATTTTAGATATTTTAAATCCTAAAAAATCAATTTATAGAAGAATTCCATATCAAAGAGAGTTGATTAAAAAGGTAAGGGGGGAGAAACCAAGAAGGGATCGTGGATTGATTAGTAAACTACCTCCTTTTAGTTCAGAAGAGGTATTATCTAAAACGATAAATAAAGATTCTCTTAAGGTTGTATGCGATTGGTTTGTTGATAATAGAGCTGAAGGTAAAAATACAAATCAGTTAATAAAAAATGTGAATGATGATTTAATATATTTACCAATTAAGGGTATAGATGATAATGAAAATTATACTGTTGATTTTCATATTCCAAATGGTCATAGTTTTATAACTAATTGTATATCAAGTCACAATACACCATTTCACTCCTCTGATTTATATGCACATATACGTGAGAATGATGGCACTTTTAAATATTTTGAATATCCTGCTGTAATGCCGGATGGGACTGTAGTAGCTCCTCACAGGTGGAATATGAAAGAATTAATTGATGAATATGAAACTAATGGTCCATTAATTTTTTCTCGTGAGATACTGGCTGTTCCTATAAGTGACGGTAGTACGATATTCCCTTGGGATATGCTTAATAAGGCATTTGTTAATATGCAAGATGTTAGACTTGTTCAAAATAGAGACAGCTTTCCTATTAAATTCAAACATGTTAGTGTTGGGTGTGACTTTGCTAGAAGTGCAAATATTGGTGCCGATGCAACTGTTTTTACTGTATGGGGTATTGATGATTTTGAAAATTACTGGTTATTGTATATATGGAGGAAGAAGGGTGCTCATCATAATGAGCAAGTTGCTAAATTAAAAGAAATTGAGCGTAATTTTAGGCCTGATGAGATAGTTGGGGAGTCTAATGGGTTTCAAAAAGTAATGTTAGATATAGGACGTGAGCATGGCATTAAGAATATAACAGATTTTAATACTACAGGTTGGAATAAAAAGGATTTATATGAAGGACTTCCTAGTTTAGCTATATTATTTAATCAAGGTAGAATAAGGTTGCCTCGTGGAGATCAGCATAGTAAGGAAATGACAGATTTAATGTGTTCTGAATTTAATAGTATAACTATAAAGTCTGATTCAGGTAAACTTGAATCAGCAGGCGAACATGATGACATTCCTATGGCTTGTTGGTTTGCGATTAAATGTATATCTGTAAATAAAAATAAGCAGTTTAATTTTACAATGGTTTAATCGGCAATAATTATGGAATTAAACGTATTATATGAAGAAAATTGTCTAGATACTATGTCTAGAATGCCTGATGATTTTATAGACTTAACCGTTACATCTCCTCCTTATGAAGACTTGAGAGATTATGAAAATAGTTTGGAGTGGAATTTTGAGATATTTAAATTAGTAGCTGAACAATTATATCGTGTTACTAAGAAAGGTGGTGTAGTTGTATGGATTGTTAATGATAAAGTTAAAAATGGGTCAGAAAGTGGTGTAAGTTTTAAGCAGGCGTTGTATTTTAAAGAAGTAGGGTTTAACTTGCATGATACAATGATTTATAAAAAAATAAATTATGTACCTTTAACTCACAATAGATACGAACAATCATTTGAATATATGTTTATATTGTCAAAGGGTAAGCCTAAAACGTTTAACCCTATAATGGTTCCATGTAAAAATGTAGGTAAATTAGAAAAATATGGAAATGGTAGGAGAAAAAATTATGGTAAAAATCATTCTATGCGTTTGTATGATAATACTGAATATATAGCTACTAAAAGCCATAAAATATCTCCAAATATTTTTGAATATACTTTGGGTAAAGATAAAACTGGACATCCAGCACCATTTCCTGAAAAATTATCCGAAGATCATATATTAAGTTGGAGTAATGAAAATGATATTGTTTATGATCCGTTTGCAGGAAGTGGAACTACAATGAAAATGTCTGTTTTAAATAATAGAAATTGTATAGGTAGTGAGAAAGTTAAGAAATATTGTAAAATAATAAAAGATCGTATAAATAGTATATAAGTCGGTAAGGAATGGGCAAAATTAATGTAAGTTTTTTGAATGAACTCTTTTTGTTATGTTTTAATAAAAAGGATGTAATAGAGATAGTTATTGAACATTTAAGGTATCAATATATACCAGATCAATTTGGACAGTATAAAAAGATACTTAAAAGCATGAATGCTATTTATAAAAATGAAAATGTTTTGCCTAGTTTTGGAGTAATAGCACAACACTATTCGAAAGATATAGATGTTCAAGAAACTCTTGTTGAGATAAAAGAGGCTCAAATTGCAGACAAAGAATTAATGTTATCTACATTAGAGGAGTTTATAAAGAAAAGTATGTTTGTGGGTTTAAATACTAATTTAAAGACCATGTATAATGATGGCAAACATGATGAAGCCATCGCTTTGCAAGCAAAAGAAAGTGAAGAAATAGTTAATTTTTCTATTAAAAAGTCTGGCTCTTATTTAAGTAAAGTTTTTGGAGATTTTGACAAAAGGTTGATTGATAGGCTTGAAAAAGTTGAATCTGGTGCTGATAAAATGGATAAGGTGCCATTTGGAATAGAGCCATTAGACATAGTGACATATGGAGGGATAGATGTAACAGATACAGCGTTAGTTATAATGCGTTCTGGTGTTGGTAAAAGCACTTGGTTAAAATGGACTGGAGTTGAGGCTGCAAGAAAACATAGAAATGTTCTTCATGTTCAGTTAGAGGGAAGTCAGGAAGAATGTGAATTAAAATATGATCAAGTTTGGACAGCTACTTTATATAATGATATCCGTAAGGGTAATATTGATGATAAAAAATATGAAAAACTTAAAAAGGTTGTTAATTATGTAAAATCTCATAATAATGATATTTATATACATGCTTTTGAGCAGTTTAACACTGCAAGTATGATGGATGTCAGGAATTTAATTGTTGATTTTGAAAAATTATATGGGCATGTTGATTTAGTTATTATTGATTATTTAAAATATTTACATCCTGGGGATGGAATAAGGTATGGTGTGAGCACTCAGGATGTAAAAATGAAAAAAGAAAATGCTAGTGATAAGATTAAAAATGTAGCTAAAGAATTTGGAACTCGTATTATAGTGGCTGATCAAGCTAGTGATGTTCCGAAAGATGTTTGGAATGACCCTGCTAAAGTATTGACTCGACATAATATATCTGGAGCTAAAAATTTACCCGATTCTTATAGTTATGTTATTACTGGTAATCAAACTGAAGAAGAGCGTAGAAAAGGATTAATGAGATTGTATTGTGATAAGTTGAGACATTATAGACTTCCAGACAATTCTTTAAAAATTTATACTAACTATAATTATGGTAGATTTTATGATTATAAGAAAACTCGTGAAACTTTTTGGAATAAATTAAAAAATCAATATGAGTACTAAGAGTGAATATTATAAAGAAGGTAAAGGAATGATACAATTGGGTGATTGTTTAGATCTAATGGATGAATTGCCAGATAATAGCGTTGATTTAATATTAGCTGATTTACCTTATGGTACAACTAAGAATAAATGGGATATAATTATTGATCCAAATGAATTATGGACTAAATATTGGAGAATAGCTAAACCAAATGCTGCTATAGTATTATTTGGTCAGGATAAATTTACAGCTACAATGATGTTGAGTGATAAAAATCATAGATATAATATAATATGGAATAAAGTGTTATTGTCTGGACATCTAAATGCCAATAAAATGCCTATGAGGGCTCATGAGGATATAATGTTATTTTATAAGAAAAGACCTACATATAATCCGCAAAAAGTTAAAGGTGACTCTAAAAGTCATTCAAAAGGAGTTCCTAAAAAATGTAGAAATAGAAATTATAATCATTATAATTTTGTAGATAATTTTGAGAAACATGGCGAAATGAAGTATCCTACAAGTATACTGACATTCATAAAACCACATCCAAGTAAAGCATTACATTCTACTGAAAAACCTGTAGATTTATGTGAGTGGATTATAAAAACTTATAGTAATGAGGGAGATGTTGTACTTGATAATGTTGCAGGAAGTGGTTCGACTGGGGAGGCTTGTGAAAATACTGGTAGATTTTATTTTTTAATGGAAAAAGATAGAGATAATTTTGAAATAATAAAGAATAGGTTAAGTTTTTAAGTAAAAATTTAATACCTTTATTGATTTATGGCATTTGATAAGAATCGTATAATAGAATATTTTGATTTAAAACCATTTGGCCGGAAAGGGTGGTATAGGTCAGATGAATTAGTTTGTCCTCAATGTTCTCAAAATGATGAGTTTGCTGTATTATTCACTAAAGATGGTGGTATTGTTCATTGCCTGCATACCCGAACGTGCAATGGTTATAAAACCTCTTTATATAATTACTTAAAATTAATAGGTAAATTTAATTTAGTAGATTTTGAGAAATCAATAAATTTTGATGAATTCCCAGATTTTTCAGAAAAGAAAGAGGAAAAAGTTGATGTTTTAGAGGAATTATCATTGAAAAAATTGCCATTAGGTTTTAAAAGGGTGGATTTTGATGAATATCTTGATAGTAGGAATTTTTTACCTGAACATTATGAATTATTTAAAGTAGGAATTTGTAATATTGATTCCAGATATAAAGTGCATTTAATTTTTCAAATATTAAATGAAAATGAGCAATGTGTTGGATGGCTTGCTAGAAGTAGGAATGATAAAAAATGGCATGAAGATAATTTAAAGAAGTTTAAAGGGGGTAATGGTAACTTAATATTAAGATATGATAATAGCCCAGAAACTGATTTTGGCAGAATGTTAGGTGGTTATAATGAGATTACGGAGAATACTAAATCAATAATATTAGTTGAAGGGTTATTTGATAAAGTAAATGTTGACAGTAGGCTTGCTTTGTTAAAGCAAGAAGAATACAAGTGTTTATTTAGTTTCGGAAATACTTTAACTGATGAACAAATAGATTTATTAAAAAGTGATAAGTGCAAAAATGTAAAATATGTATTTATGCTTTATGATGAAGGAACTATTAAGAATAGTAAAGAGTATGGTAATAAATTAATAAGTACTAAAAAAAATATAATGGTCTGTGAAATCAAGAAAAAAGATTTGGATCCAGGAGAAATGAATTATGATGAATTAATTGAAACTCTTGAAAAATCGGTGGATGCATTTAGTTTTAATTTTAATAAAGTAGATGGAATTTAGCAATAAGCGTAAAAGTAGAGATCAAAAATTTTTCGAGTATTTTATTACATTGCAAAAAGAGTATATTGTAGCTGAAATTAGAAAGAAGATTTATCCTGATATTAAAGGAAAAGTAAAAAGCGAAGAGATCATGGCGGGTAAAAAGAAAAAGATATTTGATATTGCCATGAAAAATAATTTAAAAACCATATTCCCAGATATGAAAGTAGGTGGAGTTTCTTTGTATGATGAAAAGTTAAGAATAAAATTATATCGTGAGATTTATAAAGATAAAGGTCTTCCTGAATTCATTTACAGAGATGAAACACAAAAGCAAAAATTAGGATTTAAAGATAAAAAATATTACTTCTGTCTTGGCAGTGACTTTAAGGTGGGGGATGATGTTGGAATATTACAACAAGTAGATTTTAATAAGGAATTAGTTTATATTAAATTAAAATCTGAAATTAAAGAATATCCTATGAGTGAAGTTTCTAGAATCCTTTAATATTTTTACCTAATTTTATTAAAATAATAAAAATTAGGTAAAAAGATATATTTTATATATTTTTGTCATGAACAGACACATTGTATATTATGGGAAAAGATCAAATCAGAACACTTGTTATAGGGGAAACTGTAAGATGGTTAATTAAAAAAACTTTATATGAAGGTATAGTTAAAGATGATTTAGGTGATGAAGTGTGGGTATTAAAAATAAAACATGGCGATAAAAGTGTATTAAAAAAAGTAAAAATTAAAAGAAGTATAATAATAACTAAAGAACAAGAAACTATGGATGTAAAAAGAAAACTTCTTGAAAATAAGCTTAAACAAAAGACTAAGGATCAGCTTTTAGAGATGATGGAATCTGATTCAATTAAAGAAAATGAAAAGAGTGTAATTGTTGAAATACTTTTACAAAAGGATGTTAAATCAGAGGATATTCCCAATTTTCCTGCTGAGTTAAAGCCAAATGATGACACTCAATCTACAGAAGATATAGAGGAGCTTGCAGAAATTGATACTATTGATGACACACCACCACTTGTTAAAGAAAAGGTTCTTCATAAACAACCTCTGGCAAAAGAAGAAATTGAACTTCAGAAAAAGCAAGAAAAACTTAAGCAAAAATTTGAAGAGAAGAAAGCCTCATCTACTAATAAATCACAAAGAAAAGATGTATTATTATTGAATCCTGCTATGTTAAGCATAGAAGAAGGTTTTAATACTAGATTTGATTTTGGGGATATTGATGAATTAATGAACTCTATTATTGAAAATGGTATTAGAATTCCGATGCGTGGATATAAAGAAGGGGAAAAATTTATAATTATTGATGGGCATAGAAGATATGTAGCCGTAACAAAAGCTATTGCTAAAGGGTATGATATTGCCCGTATTCCTTTTATTTCAGAAAAGAAACGAACTGAAGAAGAGAGAATATTTGATATTATTCTTTCTAATGATGGTAAACAACTTACTTCACTTGAGTTAGGTGAAACCTACAGAAGATTAATTAATTGTGGTTATAATTTTACTGAGATTGCTAAAAAAATTGGTAAAACTATTAAGCATGTCTCTGATATGATTTCTGTTGCTGAATCATCTAAAGAGTTAAAGGAAATGATTAAAGCTGGAGATGTTTCCGCTACCTTAGTATCTGAAATAAAAAATGCTGTAAAGGACGATGATAGGGCTGAAAAAATAATTAAAGAAAAGTCTGCTGAAAAGAAAGAAGTTGCAAAGGAAACTGGTAAAGATATTGATAAGAAAGTAACTAAAAAAGATGTTCGTGATATTATTGAAAAACGAAAAGATAATACTAAAAACACTGAAAAACATAAAGATGTTGATGATATTCCAGAAAATCAGAATAAAAAGGCTGAGAAAGTTGATGAAGACGGCAAAAAGGATATATGGGATGATGATGTAAAAGTTACAGAAACTATGTATCCTGAAACGGTTGTAAGAAAATTACTTCAGCAACAAAAAGATGCCTGTAAAGCAGTTCTTCCTGCTGTGTTAGGTGCTAAATTAGATAATGTTGATCTAGTGTTGTAGTTTCGTTTATTAAATTAATTAGAAGTACATACCTAGCATTAAGAACAAATATTGATAATATATAGGCATTGTGATTAACGGGATTCGGCTATGAAGCGTAGCCGATGCAAGAACTCTTCAATTTATTCACTACCCTGTTTAGCTATGCTTTATGAGCCGATGTTATAGGGCGTTATTACTGGAACTTATGCAGATTGAAAACATAATATACGACACAACAAGGGCGATTTTTAACGTAGAAGACAAGTTAAGAATTGCTACAATATTTCTCTTTTGTGAAAAACTGAATGCTAAAAAATTCGCTGAACTACTATACACAGACGACCACGAAAGTTTTATAAATAAATTAGAAGAAGAATATGAACATTTTGAAGTTAATTTTACAATTAAATTTTCTGATAAAGTGATTAAGGAGTGTTTTTATAAAACGTTGCAGAAAGTAAAAGAGAAATATGATGATAATGGATATTACAAGGCTTTATTTGAAAACGACCCTTTCGCCCTTGTGATTGATGAAATAGTAAACTACAACTTTGATGCAGTAGAATTTAAAAAGTTTACAAAGGGAGTGGGAAAGCAGCTTGAACTTGCTTTCTAATGCCCTATAACGTTGAGTTTATGGGTAGTGTTGCCTTCCAAAACAACACACAATTAAATACGAGTTACGAATCTTAAAATACAAGCGCGATGGCATTACGGACAAGATACAGCAGTTTAGATATGGTTAGAATGGCAAAGTTTGCAAAAGAAAACCCAGACTTAAAGCCAATACCATTAATTGAAGCATACAATAAAAAATACCCTGAGATTTCAGAAGAGCAGAAACTTAAAAATATTAGAAATTGGCTTGATGATAACGGAGTAATGGCGGTGGCAGAAAGCTCGAACGAGTGCGCAACATTACCTATAAACAGTGTTATGCCCCGTTTTTTAGAAAAGTGGTTTGACAGTGTTAGAGGTTATTGGATATGCCCAAAATGCAAACATAAGCCAATATTTGCATGGATTGAAAATGCTAAAAGTGGAGACAAACATTATTGCAAGCATTGTAAATGGACTTACGAAGTGCCTTAAATGGGACATAACGGTCAAATAAACACAACAGCGTTTAAACTTAATAACCATGAACTATTCAGGATTTTATAATGCAGAAAAACTAGCTAAGTTTTTTTATATAGTAAAGAATAGGTATTGCTTACAAACTGCAAAAACTTATTCTTCTGTTTTAGAAAAATTTTTTAAATGGATAGATAAAGATTTTATAAGAATAAGTAATCAAGATGTAGACGACTACATTGAATATTTATTGGTTGAAATGGAATATTCACAGTCATATTATAATCAATTTATCAGTTCATTTATTAAATTCAAGAAAATATTTTACCCAAGTAAAAGATTTAAAACATATTTACTTAATCGACCTAAGAAAGAGTATAAACTTCCAGAAGTATTAAGTGAAGATGAAATAATATTAATACTGAAGGCGATTAGAAATATTAAATATAAAGCAATAATAGCTTTTATTTATTCTCATGGACTTAGGATTAGTGAATGTCAAAAATTTAGAATTGAAGACTTTAATAAAGAGCGTGGCATTATTTATATTAGATCAGGTAAAGGGAAGAAAGATAGAGAGGTTTCTTTTAATGAGAATTGTAGGTTAATACTTATCAATTATATCAGACCATATAGATCCACTGGGTATTTATTTGAAGGAGAGAATGAATTATATTCTAAAACGAGTATTCGGAATATATTACAGAAAGCAGTTAAATTAGCAGGAATAAGTAAATCTATACACGTTCATACTCTTAGACATTCATTTGCTACTCATTTACATGAACAAGGTGTTGATATTTTTGATATACAAAAAATATTGGGTCACGATAGAATTATTACAACGCAGCTTTATACAAGAATTTCAACTAAATATTTATCAAAAATTTAACTTAAAACTAATTTACAAGAAGCTGTATAATATGGAAGAATTAAAACAACATTTAATAGATAATTTTATAAAGTTTGAAGAAATTTCTGATTCTATAGTGATTATAGATGGAGATATATTTTTATTTGTAGAGCCTAAAAATGATATAATGATATTACCATCTTTTGAATTGAATTTGGATGCTGAAGAGATAGATTTAGAAGAAAATATAGATTATTACTGTTTTATGTTTGGCGATAATTTTTATTATACTAAAGCAGGTGAGAAATTATCATTAAATCAATTAAAATATATAGGAAAATATGATGATGCTTTAGATTTAAGCATTCCTTTTATTGGTTTACATGGTGGTTATGAAATAATGAATGGTAGTCGTGATTATAAAGATTGGATTAAAAAGGCTAAGTTTTTAAATGTTGGTGTTTTAGGTATATGTGAGAGAAATACATTAGGTGGAGTTCTAAAATTCCAAAGTAAATGCAAAGATGAAGGCATAAAGTCAATTATAGGTGAGCAGGTAGTTGTAAAAGATGAAGAGGATTTTATTCAATTTAAATGTTATGTTAAAAATGAAACTGGATGGAAAAATCTTCTATTAATAAATAAAGAAGTAAATATAACTAATAATGGGTTTATTGAAAAAGGGGTGTTTTTAAAGCTGTGTGATGGACTTTTTATCGTAATTGATACTAAATATACGCCATATAGTAAAATGTTACCATATGACCTTAATTTGTTCGAATTATATTATCAAATAGATACAGTTGAATTTGTAAATGACTCCAAGGATAAAGAGTATTTACTTAATTTAAAAAGTTTTATAGGACAAGATAAAATAAGTCCTATATTTATTAATGATGCATATTATTTAGATAAAGAAGATTATACCGCTAAAGCTATATTAAATGCAATAAGTGAAAAACGTGATTTTAAGAGTAAAAATCAATATTTTAAATCGATTGAGGAGAATTTTGAGATATTTTCTGAGTTATTTAATGATGATGATAAATGCTATAATTTATTTGAAAAATCAATAAATAACTTGATAAAAGTTACTGAAAGGTGTGAATTTGAAATACAGACTGGAGTCAAGCTTCTCCCTAAATATATAATGAGCGAGAAGGATATTGAAAAATATAGAGATAGAGATAGTATGTTTTGGGCATTAATTCAGGAGGGGTTAGAAAGAATAGATAAGATCAATGATGAAAGGTATATAAATAGGATACAAGAAGAGTATGAAACTATATCTTTAGTTCAGTCAAATTATGGAGATGGTATAGATTATTTTCTTATGTCATATGATATAGTTAGATTTTGTCATGAAAATGATATACTGGTAGGATTAGGTAGAGGAAGTGCTGCAGGATCATTAATTGCATATTTATTTAATATAACTAAAATTAACCCATTTGATTATAATCTTTTATTTAGTAGATTTTTAAATAAAGGAAGAGTTGAAAAAGGCACAATCCCAGATTTTGATCTTGATTTTCAAGCATTTAGAAGAACTGAAGTTAAAAAATACATAGAAGATAAATATGGCATACATAATGTTTGTTCTATAGGGACTTATGGATCTTTACAATTAAAAGCAGCATTTAAGGCGCTTTCTTCACTCAAAAATGTTGAATTTGGCATAAGCAATTATATTAGTCAACTAATAGATGTAGAGGATGGTAATTGGGAAAATATTTTTTTAACAGCAAATAGTAAATTGGTTGTTAAAAATTTTGTAATGGACAATCCAGATATTATTGAAGATATTCAATTAATATTAAAACAACCAAGATCACAATCAGTACATGCTTGTGGTATGATAATAACCCCTAGCAATGTTCCTATTGAAGAATATATTCCTATAAGGTTGGGTGAAAAGGATGGAGAGATCATTGTGGTTAGTGAATGGGAGGGTGATGAACTAGAACAAGCTGGATTTTTAAAAATGGACATATTAGGTATAACTCAACTTGATAAGTATAAATTCGCCATTAATTTAATTAAAAAACAGACTGGGAATTTTATTGATATATATAATATTCCTTTAGATGATTTGGGGGTGTATGAATTATTTCAAAATGGACATAATGGTGATATATTTCAACTTGGAACAAAAGGACTTGCATTATATTGTAAAGATGTTAAGCCAACTAATATACATGAATTAATTGATGTTATTTCATTATATAGACCTGGCGCAATGGATGTAAATGCTCATAATGAGTATGTATTAAGAAAATTGGGGAATCGGCAAACTACCTATCATTGGGGAACCGAAAATATACTTAAAGATACTTACGGACTTATAGTTTATCAGGAACAAGTGATGGAGATAGTACAAAAATTAGGTGATTTTGATTTAATAGAAGCTGATGATGTGCGTAGGGCAATGGGTAAAAAGAAGAAAGATGTAATTGATAAATACAAAGAACAATTTATATCAACTATAATTAGTAAAGGATGTCCAGAACATGAAGCTGATGTAATATGGCATGAATTAGAAGTTCATTCAGGATATTCATTTAATAGAAGCCATGCTGCAGCTTATGCCATTACTGGATATATTGGTCAATGGTTAAAATATCACTACCCTTTACAATATTGGTCGGCTGCATTTCAATTTGATGACCCTAATCCTAAAAAAAGTAATTTAGGTAGATTTATTAGTGAAATACGTAGAACCGATAGTTTTATTAAATTAGCTCCTTTACATATAAATGAAAGCGACAGAACGTTTACATCTAATTATGATAAAATGGAACTTTACTGGTCTATTTCGAGAGTTAAGCAAGTTGGCAATGTTGCATTGGAAGCTATAATTAGTGAGCGTGAAAAAAATGGTGAATTTTTCTCTTTAGAAGAATTTTTAGGTAGGGTTGAAAAAAGTAAAGTAAATAAAGCTGTTGTTATTAATTTAATACTTTCTGGTGCTTTTGATGAGATAGAAAATATTGAATTTGCTGGCGATAGAAAAAGATTAATTAATAAATATTACGAAGTCCCAGGAAATAAAAGGGATAAGGATGATATTTATAAAGGTGATTATGAAGATTATTGGTGGCAAATAAAGCAAAAAGAAGTGTCTGGTTTCGGTATTGTTGATTATGATAAAGTAATTGAAAGACATACTCAATTTAAAGATAAAATTCATACTCCTGGGTCAAAAATACAGGAACTTCCGAATGATAGACATATAAATGTTACAGGTATTATAAAAGATGTAATGGTCAGAACCACTAAAAAGAATGATGAATTTTGCAATTTAGTTTTAGATTATAATAATGAAGATATTAATGTAACTATCTGGAATGAGACTTTTAAACGCATGAATATTGATGATATTCAAATAGGATTAATATTTGCAATGAATGGAGTTATTGCAGAATATAGGGGCAATAAGTCGGTACATAGTTTAGAAAAAAGTGAAATATATTTAATATCTTAATGATATATTTTGTATATTTACATAAATCATAAAGTATATGAGCGAAGAAAAAAAACATATTACAAATCCTGAAAATTATAGTGAGCCTAGATATGTGCATTTAGGTAAAAAAATGGCAGTTATAAAGCCCATTGAGTGGGATTATAATTTTGATCCTGATACTATATTTAAAATAGACCCCTTCAATATATTTGGAGAAATTATAACCATTCCTGTTTTAGTAAATAGAATGGGGGTTCTAGCTGCTGAATTAAAGTCATATGTTAAAAGAAAAAAGTTAGACCTCGAATTAAAAGAGGCTAAAGTGCGTAAAATATTTAGACAAGGGAAAGACAAAAAACCAACTATACAAGAAGTAGATGATCATTTATTATCTGATGTATCTATTAGAGATTTAAGATTGAAATTATTAAGATTGGAGGAAGATTTAACCAAGGTTGAAAGTTTTTATGAGAGCGCTAAGCAAAAAGGGTTTTTATTAAATAATGTAAGTAAAAACTTAAAACCTGAAGATTTCGAAAAAGAGTTTGTAGATGGGGTAGTTAACGGGGTTTTGGTTAATCTTAAAAATAAAAGATATAGTAATGGTAGGTAGTGGTAATTTACAGAAATTGTGCGGTAAGTGTAAAAAGTATAAACTTTTAACTGATTTCAGTAAAGATAAATAACAGAAAAAATGGGGTAAATAATAAACAAAATAAAAAGACTTTTCAGTATAAGTTAAATGGTAAATTTATTAAAGAATATCATTCATGCGCTCAAGCTAGTAGAGAAACTGGAATTAGTCGAGGTAATATATATTCAGTATGTATTGGAGAAAGAAATAGTGTTGGTGGATTTAAATGGGGATATGATAGAGATAAAAGATAAACATTATACAAATAAATAGAAGTCAAACAATTAAAAAGAAAAAAAATGAGCAAAAATGTGCTAGAGAACATTAGGCAAATGAGGCAGAAAGTCAAAGAAAAAGAAGTGCGGTATTATCCGAATGTAACTTATGGTAAGAAAATCTACCCGAAAAATTTTAAAGATGGCAAAAACTATTTTAGAGTAGCGCCAAGTCATGATCCTGAAGCTAATCCAAGCCCTTTTTATCCATTAAGAACTACTACTTTAGAAGTTGAACTTGGATTTGATAAATTGTTAAGACACAATCTTATCGATATCATTAAAGATAAGTCGTTAATTGGAAAATTTAGAGTAGATAAAATAGATGATCTTGGCGATGATTGGACAGATGATAAGATTAAAGATGTTCTTAAAAAAGAACTTGGAGAATCTTTTAAATTAAAAGTTCGAAAATCTATTTTTATCTCTACATTGCATGGTACAGAAGACAGTGTTGATTTAGTTGAAGAGTACATTAAATTTGTTGTTCAAAAAATTAATGATGAAATTGGTGATCGTGATGAAGTTAAAAAGAATTTATCTCCTATTTTTGGTTGGAGAGATAATAATGTATGGCATTTTGGAATAAGCCCATCTACATCTTTTGTATTTTATGCATGGGATTGGTCGGGTGAAAAAACTTTTCATGAAGTTAATATTTATGGCAATATGATGGATAAAATTGAAGAGCTTTATGCTAGATTCGATGATCCTGAAGAGCCATTGACTGTTGATCCATTCAGTGACCCTAAAGAGGGTGTTGCTATTATCTTTGATAAAGGCAAAAACGATAAAGGTAAAGATGAATATAGTATTTATGATCAACCTTTTACTAGTAAGTTTGAAACTCTTACAGAATTTAAACAAAGTTTTGCTATTACTGAAGAGCAAATGAAGCAATTTAAAGAAGTAAAGCCTCTTGTAAGTACTATTGGTAAGGGTGTATTTAAAAGAAGTGATTTTGAACTTCAATTAAATGGACTTGTTTTATTTGATAATAAGCATGGTTATAATGCTTTTGAGAATGATGAATTTTTGGAAATAGTTCAATTAATTTCTGAACAATATCCAGAAGAAGAGGAAACGCTTCACAATCCGTTAACTGGTGAAGGTGCTTCTCCTGAGTCAAAAGAAGATGCAGCTCCCGAAGTTGATGTACCAGAAGAAGATGATAAAACTGATCTTGATAAAGTTTTGAACAAAAAGCCTGGGAAAGTTGCAGAGAAAGAAAAAAAAGTTGCTGAAGTAAAAGTAGAGTCTGAGGTGAAGAAAGATAGCTTTAAGGAAGAAAAATCTGGTAGTGAAAAAGACAAAAAGGTGAATGATAAGCTTGCAGCATTACGTAAGAAGATGAATAAAGGGTAAAGTTTTAATGTTAAAGGGTGGAGTTCCCCACCCTTTTTAAATTAAACAAATATGAGTAAAGCGTTAATGGTAATAAGTACTGATTGGCATATTAAATCGGACAATATAGACCAGTTAATTAATTTGGTTAGCCAAAAAATAGAATTAGCTAAATCTATGAAATGTAATACTTTAATATGTTTAGGTGATATATTTCATTCTAGACAGGCACAGCCTTTATCTGTTTTGAAGTGTTTTGAAAGTATATTAGATATGATTGATGAAGCAGGTATGATTTTAACCGCTATTCCAGGAAACCATGATCGTGTTGATTATGATAGTTGTGATTCATTTTTAGATCCATTTAGACATCATCCAGTATTAGAATTAAAAAGGACATATGAAAGTCTAATTATATCTGAAGATATTAAATTATGGTTTTTACCTTATTTTAATGAGAGTGTTTGGTTAAGTATATTCAAATCTAATATATGGCAAAGAGTTGTGTTAGAAGATGAGTATAAACATATATTATGTTCACATCAAGCAATGTATGGATCGACTAATAATGATGGCACTAAAGTAAATAATGCTATTATGCCAGATTTATTTAAAATGTTTTTTAAAGTATTTTTGGGGCATTATCACCAAAAACAACAAATAGGTAAAAATATATTTCATTTACCATCTATTCAAGCTAATAATTTTGGTGAAGACAATGAAAAAGGGTTTACGGTATTATATGATGATGGTAGTCACGAATTGGTTAATTCTAAATTTAATCAGTATCATACATTAAAATTGAATTTAGATGAATTATCTAAGGAAGAAATTAATGATATTAAAAAAGATGCTGGTGTTTTAATAAAAGAATCTGGTGCCAATGTTAGGTTTAAAATAGAAGGTAGTGAAGATAAGGTTGCAGCGTTAAAGCAGGAAAAATTTACTGCAGTAGGTATTGATATTAAGAAAGAGCATAAATTTGTTGTTAAATCAATCGAAAAAGCTGAAACTGGGGAAGTAGTTGTGTACAATGATGAGACTATATTGACCAAATTTAATACTTTTTGCGATAAGGAAGAGTATGACGATAAAGAATATGGTAAAGACTGTTTAGCTAAAAAACTAAAAGAAAATAGGAATGGATAAGAAAGTTAAATCATTTTTAGATAACATTGATAAAAAATTTGGCAAAGAAACTATATGCAGGGATAATGTAGAAATAGAAAGGGTAAGTTCTGGGAGTATTTCGTTAGATTTAGCATTAGGTGGTGGTTATCCAGTTGGTAGAATTATAGAAGGTGTGGGGTGGGAAAGTAGCTCAAAAACATCATGTGCACTTCATCTAGCGGCAGAAGTGCAAAAAAATGGAGGTAGAGTTGGATATATTGATTCAGAAAATGCCTTGGATTTATTCTATGCAAAAAAAATTGGAGTTGATGTAGATATAGAAGGAGATGATCCGAAATTTTTCTTAGCGCAACCATCTACAGGAGAGGAGTCTTTAGAATTAGTTAGAGAATTTGCTGATAGTGGACTGTTTAAATTAATAGTTATAGATTCGGTTGCATCATTAGTGCCTAAAGCTCTTTTATTGGGAGATGTTGGGGATCAGAAAATGGCTGTTATTGCACGATTAATGTCCCAATGGGTTCCTGCTTTAACATCTGTTGCTAATAAATCTGGGTGTATTATTTATTTTATAAATCAATATAGGGAAAAGCTTGGGGCTATGTTTGGGTCTAATTTAACAGCGCCAGGCGGTAATGCTTTAAAATTTTATGCAAGTCAAAAATTAGAGTTTGCTAGAATTGGGCAATTAAAAGATTCTAATGATGAAGTGATCGGAATTAAGGTGAGAGTGAAAGTTTTAAAAAATAAAGTATCTCCTCCATTTAAAAAAGCTGAATTTGACGTTATATTTGGAGAAGGAATTAGTCGAGAAGGGGAAATATTAGATTATGCTGTTGTTCTTGAATTAGTTAAAAAGTCTGGTAGCTGGTATAGTTATGAAGATGTTAAACTGGGACAAGGTAGAAATACAGTTATAGAGTTACTTAAAGATACACCTGAATTAACTGAAGAATTAGAAACTAAAATTAGAAAGGAGCTTGGTATATAATGTGGAACCCAATATCAATTAAATTGATAAATTTTAGATCATTTGTAGAACAAGAGTACTATTTTCAAAAAGGTGCTTTTTTAATTCAAGGAAAGAACTTAACCGAAGCTAATGAAGCTAAAAGTAATGGGTCGGGTAAAAGTTCATTTAGAGAGTCTTTATGCTACGTTTTAGGACTTCCTACTTTTAGTGATACCGTTACTGATTTAGTGAATAGTGATACTGGAGCTAAGAAATGCACTGTATACTTCAAAATGTACAATGATTTAACTAAACAAACTCTTGAAATAACTCGTAGTACTCCGTTAAAAGGAAGTACGATTTTAAATATTGATTTAGATGGTGTTGATCAAAAGAATAGATATGCTACTGTTCGAGATGGTGATAAATTAATCATTGAATTGATTGGTATTAGTAAAGAAGATTTATTGAATCATTACATAATATCAAAAGAAAAATACACTAGTTTCTTCTATTCAAGTGATACGAAAGTAAAAGAATTAATATCCAGATTTAGTAATTTTAATAAAGTGGATGGTGTTGAAGATATTGTTAAAAGTGATGTTGATGAAATGAATGAAGATTTGCAGTTATTAAAGAGTGAATACAGCAAATTACAGGGTAAACTGGAGCTATTAGATGATGAACTTAAAAAAGAGCAGGATATTGATGTAAATGAGCTCAAAAACAGTCGAATTTTGGAACTTCAGGAAGAAATCAATGGCAACAATCAAAATATTAAATTCCTTGAAGAAAAGGTTGAAATAGCCTTAAAAATGATTGAAAATTTAGAGAGTAAAAAAGGTAAGGTCGAAACTAAACTTGAAACTCTTCAGGGTGAAATGGATTCATTAGAAGAGATATCATTCAGAAAAGAGATTGAAAAGATAAAAGAGAAGAAATCTAAAACAATGTCTGATACTGATACTATTAATAAATCTACTAAGGAAATTAATGAAAACATATCAGAATTTGAAGCTTACAAAATAAAGGCTGAAACAACTATTGAGGGTGCAATAAAATGTCCTAAATGTTTGCATGAATTTGTTCCTGGTGGTGAATTAACAGTTGAAGAAGCTAAAGAAAGCTTACCTCTTGTTATAGAGGAATTAGGTAATTTAAGTGAAAAATCGGAAGAAAATAAAAATAAATTAAATGAAATTGACGGTATTTTAGCAAAATATAATGAAGAAATTAAAGGCTATCAGGCTAAAGTCGATGAATTTAACGAACATAAGGATAATCTATCAAGTAGAATATCTAGGGCAAAATTAGAATCTAATGGATTTGGTGATGATATTGAGTTAGCTAATCAAAATATAGAGTCTCATAAAAAAAGTATAGAAATAAATAAACAAGATATTGAAGATTTTACTAAGAAGATAAAAGAAATTAAGAAAGAAGTTATAAAAACTCGTGAGGATGAGATTGAAAAATCTATAAAAGAAGTAAATGCCGAAATGCTTGAAATTGAAGATATGATCCAAATACAACAAGATAAAATATTTGATAAAGAGCAGTGGGTTCATAGGTTTAAAAAATTCAAAAGTAGCTTGGCTAATGAATCATTGGAAATTATCCAAGGGTATGCTAACATGCATCTTAAAAATATGAAATCTAGTTTAAGTTTAAAGCTGGAAGGCTACAAGCAGAATAAAAATGGAGAGATACGTGAAAAAATCACACCTATTATATTAAGAGGAGGCGTTCAGGAAGGTTCTGGTAATTTTAAAAGATATAGTGGTGGTGAGCGTGGTAAAGTAGATATTGCTACTAGTGTTTTAGCTGTTCAAAGTTTAATTAATAACAATTGTTCGACTGGTGGGTTTAATTTATGCTTCATAGATGAAATCACGGAGGGTGTCGATGGGCTTGGTTTAGAAAATATAGTTAAAAGCATAAACCCTTTAAATGTTTATTGTTTAATAATAAGCCATACTACACATGAAAGTGTGTATAATAATATAGTAACTATAGAGAAAAAAAATAAAGTAAGTCAAATTGTTTAATTATATTTAATTTATGAATAAATTTAAATGCAATAATAAAAATTGTAAAATTTATAATGATACTGAATTTAATTACCCAGTTGTAGTGAAGCGATATAAATTAGGTGAATCATTGTATTATTTTGAAGACGGAGAAGAAATTAAATGCCCTCATTGCATTGAGCCTTTAGTTGAAATTCAAGAATTTAAAGGTTATGGGCAATGGTTAGGTAGTTTTGATAGTCGTTCACTAGAGGAAAAGCGTGAGATACTTAAAAAACGTGAAGTAGAACATTCGAAAAGAGATAAGAATTTTCAAGAATATAAAAAATACATGGACTATGAAGCAGGAGAATAGTATATTTAATCAACAACAAATGCAACTTTTAGAAAAGCTTGCTAAAGAATTTACATTTTTAATTATAGTTATTGATCCAACTGGGACATTGAGAACTGAAATTTATACAGCTATTGAATTTAGAGAAGCAACACAATCTAATCAGTTTAATAGTATGTTTGGATATAAAGTTATCACAGATATAATTGCTAGAAATTCTACTTATATTCATAATCAAAATGCTTTAAAAGTTATTTTAGATGCTATTGATATATTAGAATTACCATCATCAACAAAAGAGAGAAAATTTAGTAATCAATTTATTTGGATAAAATTATAATTATGAGAGATGCTTTAAATTGTGAAATAGAAATTGGTAAAATTTATGGCTATTCTGTTAATAGAAATGGCTTAACCCGTGTAACCATTGGTATGGTTAATAGAATAACTAAAAAAAGAGTTGTTTTGGATGTTCTTAAAATATCTGAATCTTTAAATGGTGAACAGTTGATGTTATTATATGACTCTGCAAGATTCATTCGAATTCCCAAAACTGCAAAAGTTTATGGTAATAGGTTATTCCCAGTAAATAGAAAATTATTAACTTAAAAAATAATAGATATGTGTATAAATTGTGATTGTAGCGATATTCCTTATACGGAAAGTGATCTAAAAATTGATTTTAGAAATGAAACTGGATATCATCCAGAAAATCAGCCAAGAATGTATATTGAATGGCTTGAGAGAAAAGTTATTAAAAATCGTAATCAAGAAAATAACGTATGTAAAGCTAATGAAAAAATTCAGAAAGTTCTATATGATGATCTTAATGAAGATAAGTTAACTGACGAAGTAATTTGTTAATTATGAAAATATTAGCAATTGATCCAGGAGATATAGAGTCTGCTTATGTAATTTGGGATGGCAAAAAGGTTTATGAATTTGGTAAAATAAAAAATGAAGACCTTATTGATAAAATTAATGATATCCTATATATTGATGAAGATTACTTTATGGCTGTTGAGATGATATCTTCATATGGAATGCCAGTAGGCAAAGAAGTTTTCGAGACTTGTTTATGGATTGGGAGATTTATTCAAGAATATAAAAAAAGCGTTGGGGAAAATTGGAAGAAAGTTTATAGGAAGGATGTGAAGATACATATCTGTGAGTCAACAAAAGCTAAAGATTCTAATATCGTTCAAGCTTTAGTAGATAGGTTCGGAGATACTCACAACCATGGAAAATATTCTAAGGGGACTAAAAGGAATCCAGGATTTTTTTATGGATTCTTTAAGGATGTATGGCAGGCGTTCGCTATAGCTGTAACATTTTATGATTTAAATTGTAATAATTAAGGAAATGATTAACAAAAGAGTAAAAAATATCAATTTGCAGAAGAACAGTAACTAAAGTGTGAAAAACGTGCTATAGTTACTATAATTATAATCAGTTTGTTTTTATTAATAACTTACTTATTTAGATGAAAAAAATAACAATAGAATTATATGATGATTTAAGTGATGAATTTAAAGATTATGTAATAGGCACTAAAAATTTTGATTTATCAAATTTTAGTAATGTTGGGTTTACAATGGAGTTGTCTCCGTTAAATAATCAAACAAATGAAGAATTTGACAAGTATTGCAAAAATCAATATTTGGTTTATTTAAAAAAGTTTAAAGCTTTAATAATTAATTTAATTAAAGAAAACACTATAACTATAATATATAGTATTATGGCGTTTCCTTTGGCTAAGTTGGGTCCTGGCATGAGGTTAGTTTTTTTATGTTATTCTAATAACATACCTGATGGACCATTTACACATTCAGAAGGAGAGTTGCCAAGAAGTTACAGTGTATTTGAAATTGATGAGCTTTTCTTAAGTGAAGGGTATATATTGTGAAGATAAAAATTGATACTATTAACAAAATAATTGAATTAGAAGAAGCTGTAAATTTTAAAGATTTATTTAAAATATTAAATAAATTATTACCCAATGGATTATGGGAAGATTTTACTTTAAATATCAATGCTACTGTTTATTGGACAAATCCAATTGTCGTCAATCCTTATCCTCTTGTTGATACCCCTTATACTCTTAATTGCCCTTGGATAGTATATAGTAGTGGTACTGGAGATAATGAATATGTAAAACAACCATCAGTAATTAATGGAATATATTGTGTTGAATTAAATAATTATTAAAATTATGGCAGAATTAAAAAATTTAATGTATCATAGTCTTGATACTCCTGCAGGTAAAAATTTTACTTCGGGAGATGTTAGGCAATGGCATTTAGGTCCAAAAGATTTATCTACAGGAGAAGTAAAATATAAAGGTAAAGTATATGAGTCAAGAGAAAATCTTCCTCATGAATAT